CAGTTAATTCTTGGTCGAGGTCGAAGTCCTCTTTCGCGTTGCCGTCAGCAAAGGAAATTCTACTGTTTTGTAATTGAGAATTGTCAATACCAGCAGCAGAGAGACTAACGTGACCCCCTGCAGATACATCGAAATCTTCTTGAGCAAAGGAAGCGAGACCTTTTTGTTTTGTCGTAACTGCACCGAGGTGTCTCCACGATCCAGCATCACTAGTATCTGAATGAGTAGGTGCTCCAGCTCCTGCCGAGATACCTGCAATGGCTTGATAAAGTTTCGACGCATTAGTGATCTTATCACCTCTGGAATAGGTCGTTCCTGCGTTGTATGCTGCTGCATCTGTTCCTTCTACTGCTGTGGCAATAGGTACATTAGTTGCACTAGTTAGTCTACCATATGCATCAACTGTAAATTTCGTAGCGTTTACAGTTTGTGTACCAAATGGTTCACTGTTACTACCAACACCAGATACTGATGTTAGAGACTCTGTATTATAATCACCTGCTTGCACTGCAGTAGTAATAAGGTCAATAGTTGGGTTTCCAGAAACACCATTACCATTGGTCATACCAATTCTTGTAGCAGTACCAGTAATGGTTCTGGTTGACATAGCACCACCACTAGTTCTAGCAATAATACCAGTAGTAGTAAGACCAGAAAGTGCAACTAAGTCTAAATCATATGGTTGAGCTGATGATCCCTCTACAGTTCCATTAAGGTTATAATCAGCAAGAGTTGAAGGTGTGGAAGCATTTGTAATTCTACCTTTTGCGTCTACAGTTACCTTTGTATAAGTTGCAGAAGCACTAGCAGTTCCATCATAATGAGGTAGAGTTGAAATTAATTGTAGTCCAGTAGATATAGTGAGGTTGGCAGAACCATCAAAAACACCAGATCCTACTATGTCATCTGATAACGTAAGCTGTCTAGCAGATGCAAGTCTTGAAGAAGTTGAAGCATTACCGATAAGGGTTGATGTGATAGTTCCTGCAGAGAAGTTACCATCAGCATCTCTTTGTACAAGTGTATTTGCAGTATTAGAAGTAGATTCTACGGGACGCTCATACCGTAAAGTATTCCAAGCGGTAACACCGTCACCTATTTTAAATCTACCAGTATCAAGTTCAATACCTAATTCACCTTGTGCTAGGGTCGGGTTAGAGTTAGCCCAATCCTGAGCACCACCTCTTCTTAATTGAATTCTATTTGCCATTTTATTTTTAAGACAACTCTATGGGAACATGCTTCCAAGTTATTTATGCCATTAAGAAAGGGGACTTGCGTCCCCCTTCGATATTATTCAGTTAATTCAGGAGACCCATCCGTTACATCATCGGCAGGAATTTCTGGTGCTGCCGTTTCTTGCGGTGGATTGTAATACTCCAATGCCTCAATAGCACCCTGAAGCTTGAGTGCTGTGACTTCATTTTCTTTAATTTTTGCTGCTAATTGCTGGTTTTCAGCAATGCATTTTTGATATCTTTCCTTAAATTGGGAAAGCATCTGATCTTGGGATACCTTTTCCAGTTCAGTGGTCATGATGATTTGTCAGCTAACGTTAGTAAAAGTGATTTTATCTCACTCATATCTGATTTTAACGCAGAAACGTCATTTTGTAAAGCTACAAATTCTTTCCGTTTCTTTTGTTCTGCTCTATACCCCTTCATATACTTATCATATGTTGAGGTATCAGCACATTGGATAGCTCCGCTATTATCACGAAACCATCCAGCGTGGTCTTTAACAGGTACGTCCATTATACAGCGAGTGCGATTGCCCTGAGTTCTTTAAGAGTTGGTGCATATGCTTGGTTTGCAGACACAAGAACAAGTTTAACTTGATATGCTGTGAAGTCCAAACCAGTTACTTCATACTCGTAATCATTATACAATTCCAACTCAGTAGTTTCAGGAATTTTAGCCCCTTCTGTTGGGAACCATTCAAATCCATAGGATTCTATAGGATCTGTTGATCCAGCAGGGAGCACTCTATATAGGGGTTTTATGTAAGTATTTGGTGGACGGTATCCAGCAAACATCAACCTAATAGATGTTGAGTTATTAGTAAGACTTGCAACCTTACTAATATAAACAGCAGCATGTTCGTCACCAATAGCAAGTTTAGCACTATCAACATTAGCAGGATTATTAATCCTTTGACTTACAGTAGTAATTGACATTCTATCAGTATCTACAACAGGTGATACTGTTGCTAAACTACTAATCATAGTTAGATCCATTCTAAATGACTTAGCACCATTCAATTCTGCAGACTCATTCTGTTCAGAACAAATCAACTGAGGAGAATCAAAAGGATTATCTTCACTTAAGTTTACATCTATAAACTCTCCTGTATTACTAAAGGAGTTTTGTCCCATTGTAGTTCCATCATTGATAGATGTACCAGTAATGGTATTAACCCTTGCAGTAATATCTGTCTTAGGTAATAACATTCTTTCAATCTGAGGTACTAAGATTTCGTATTGAACGTTCTGAGTTGCAACAATTGCGTCACCACCAGATCTTATACCCAATCTACCAAGAGAAGTTGTTGCTATCTCGTAACCATCAAGTGTAGGAGAAGCAATAGCAACATGAGTCTTATTAATTTCTGTTAGAGGTATACCATCAAGGTTATAACATTCAACAACAGATTCATCAGCATGTGTTACACCAGTAGTTCCATCAAGTCCTCTTTCGTGAACTGTAATAGTTTTACCATCATTACTAATTGCTGAATAAGACATGATCTCATCTTCAATCTTAATGTATCCTACATTGGATGCACTAATTGCAGCACCGTTAACGATTTTGTGGAATGCCGTAGCATCATTTACATTAACAGCAGTATCAGATGCTGATATAGCAGATGTTAGATAAGTATCAGATACTTCTGATATAGCACCTTCAATGATAACGTTATTATCTAAGTCATGCATACCATGATCAGAATGTGCTACTCTAATCTTTCTATTACCTGTATCATAAGTAGGAGAACCTGATTGAGTTGCTGCTTGAACTGTAGCAGAACTTACTCTGTCTCCAGCAGGAACAGTATTAGTTCCAGATCCAGGAACTGTTGTTGATTGGTTTGCAGTTCCTCCTCCAGCACCGTCACCAGTTACTGTCTCACCGTTAGTATATGCTCCAGAAAGATAATTAACTGCCAAAGTGGTTGCATTGGTTACTGCAGTAATTGTAGAAGTAGTGCTACTAGTTCCACCAGTAATTACGTCACCAACTGCATATCCAGAAGTACTTGTTAGAGTTATCGTTCCAGTGGTCTTAGATGACACAATTGCTTGTGCATCAACCCAAGTGCCACTAATATCATTAATGGTTAGAGTAAATCCACCACCACCTTTATTTGCTTTCGCAGTAATGGTTCCTTGAGCAAGAGACTGTTTCTGATAAACACGAGCACCAATAGTAAACGGTGTATCAGTTAAGTTAGATGCTGCAGTATTAAGTTGTAACTCTGGTTGATAAGTTTGAATTGGATCAGGAGCTAAAGTAATCTTACCATTATTACCTACATCTAAAGGAGCATTGGTAAGTGTAACTCTAGAATTTAAACCAGTAGTAAACTTCGCTCTATTTACAATAAACTTAAGATCTTCATATTGGTCTGCTGTCCAAGTAGTTGCGTTCTGTGATTTGAATAGAACACCAGCATAAGGCTGTTCAGATATAGTTCTGTCTCCAGAAATATCCAATTCACCCATTCTAGAAATCCAAACCTGATAAGAGTTGGAATCGGAGAATAGAACAAAACAATGTTCAATAGACTGTGGAATATAAACAGGTGCTCTAAATGTAAACTTAGTCGCAATAGCACCAGTTTCAGAGATCTGAACATTATCAGGAGTTACTGTAGTATCAGAGAATGGGAGAATAGTAGTTGTTGGATAACCATTTTCCATTGTTCTGATCTGCATAGAGATCGGAATATTAGTATCCTTAGTGTTGAAATATACATCCACTGAAGTAATGAATGTACCACCTTCTTCTGTTATTAAGAATGATTGTGCTAGTGGATCCCACCAACCAACCTGACGAGTTTCAGTTCTAGTTGATCTTCTAGTTCTTCTTTGTGTTGTTGTGTCTCTTACAAGTCTAGCATTTCTAACTGCTAATACGTTTTCTTGAACTCTCCTAAGTGTTCCTTTTGCTGAGTACTCAGTCTCTGCAGATGAAGAAACTGCTCCTGGAAGTCTAGAATCAGTCTTACTTGTAGTAAGTCTTAGAGTTCTATCACCAGTTGACCAACGTGGATTAGACCTATTTCTAGGATTTGGAATAAAGAATGCTCCCTTCCATTGCCCTAATCTATCTGTAACTGATCTACGATCTTTAACAACTGCTCTTGCACCAGATTGTCCAAGTAGAACTTCACCAACTTGGAAGTTACCATAGTAACGTCCTACTGCTCTTCTAGCAAGTGATTCAGTATCAATATTTAAGAATGCTGTAGTAGATGCATAAGATGATGGCATCTCAGTATCATCATACTGATTGTACTTGTAGAAGTCATTTGGTGCAGCAACTCTAAATCTACACCCACTTGTTAAACCTCTAACTAATTCTCCAACCACGAATGGTGTTGAGTTAGTTCTACTATCAGTAGAAGAGTTTTTAATAAGTTCAATAACTTTAGGAATCATATAATCATCAATCTTCTGACCATCAAAGAATGAGAAGAATGAAGTTCTTGGCTTCATACGAGCAACAACAACTTCAACGTTCCTAGACCTAATCCACGGTATTGAAGTTTCTGATACTATCCTATCTCCTAATGATCTTCTATCAATCCTTGGTACAACTCTAGTTCTAATACCAGATCTTGTTTGACGACGAGTTGTAGTAGTTGTTCTACTACCAAGAACACGACGACCTCTACCTGGAACAAAGTTAGCAAAAGTATGCTCTCTCCATCTATTCCAACTACCACGAGATGTTCCTGTCCAAGTAGTCCTCCATGCTCTCCATTGTGTTGGAGCAAATCCATTTTGGTCTACATTAAGTCTTCTTCTAGTTGCTCTAAAGTTACCTTCAATACTAGTAACTCTTCTTGGAAGACGATTAGTATCTACCCAGTCATCAGATGCAGGAGTTAAATCAATACGTCCAATATAAGCAAAAACGTTGAATGGGTTTACATTCTCAACTCTAGAAGCATATGGTTGTATAATTAATGCCTCTTCAACATATGGAAGTGTAATTAGAGGACCAGTTTGCTGGACATTTTGTGATAATGAACTATCAAGTAATAAAGAAACATTAGTAGTATAGTGTGAAGCATGACATGTTCCTGACTCATAATCCAATGAAGCACTATAGTCTTCTTCTTCCATGTCAGATTTAGAATGATCTGTAAAGTCATCTACAATAAAACCATTCTTCAAACGACTCTTACCAGATGAATCTAAAACTTCAGTATTAAATGTATCTGATTCAAGCATGTTAAGTGATGTATAATACTCAACATTATTAAGACGATTTTCGATATTACCAATATCTCTCATGGTATATCTCTTATTATCAGACTTTATGATAATAGTATCGTCAGAAGTATCAAATGTATAAGGATCATGCTTTAGTACTGCTAATAGCATACCATCCTGTAAATCATCTGGTTCAGTAGGATTCTCTGCAGACTTACCTTTAATGATCTGGAATTCACCACTAGGGAGAACAAATACTTTATCAACCCTTGACAAATACCAATCAAAATCACATCTAAAATCACTATTAACTTGAGGAACATCAAACAACGTTGCTGAAGGTGTACCAGAAGTTGGGAAGATTCTTGATCTAAAGTCTAATGATGGTAACTGAACATATGCTGGTGATGCAACAGTACCTGTTCCTGCAAATAAGTTTTTAACACCTGGACGGAAATCTAAGAAATCAGGTAAGAATAAACCAGAGTAGAATGGAATATCTGCATAGTTAGTATCAAGATAAGATTGACCACCGAAGTAATCTCCAGTTGCAGCATGTGTATAGTAATCTAAAACTATTTTTAATTTTCTAATAGGTTGTGCAACACCTTTCTCTCTAGTCAGTTTAGATATACCATAAAGGAAATCAGTTTGACCGTTCTGTAAAGTATAACGATCTGTAATTACTTTAGATCCAGCAATAACAGAACCTACAGAGTCATTAATAATACCTTGAATAGCAACATTACTACTATTAAGTCCATCTAATGTTTCACCAGAAACAAACTTACCTTCTAGATAAACAACTGTTAGTTTTAAAGTACTTGAGTTAAAATCAACAACTCTTGCTCTTGCCTTTGAAGTTCTACCAGTAACAATACTCTTATTAGCAAAGAAAGCAGGTTCAACTAAAGTAACTGATGGAATTACAGGATCAAGATCATCTAAGGATTCATATACAGCATGAACATTAAATACATCTGTTAATCCTAAAGATAATTCTTGATCTTCAATTCTAGTTCCATATACACCAGAATAAGTAAGACCATATTTCATCTTATCTAAATTCTCTTGACTCTGATTAACTTTCAAGACAAACATATTTGTTGGTGATTTTGTCTTTTTAGTTGTAACGTTCTTAGAAATAGATGCAGTAACTTTAACTGATGTAATATTTGTTAGGTTTGAAATATTAAGAGTAGTCTTAGTTGCTGGATCAGCAAAAGCAGTATATCCTATACCACCAGAGTTTACAGTATCAACAGGTAATTGATCGCCAACAGGATAAGTACCATTAGATCCACCCATTACAGTTAGAGTATAATTAGCATCTGTAATTGCTTGGAACTGTTCATTCTCAGGAAGAGTAATTGAAAGTGAACTAGAAGAAACAGTTTGGTTATCAAACGTTCTTCTAACAATCATAGATTCATCAGAAATGCTCTTAACATAAGGCTTAGGCATTTCCTTAATTAAAGTTGCTTTATCAACTTCAAGTAACTTACCTCTATAACGAAGTAGCTGTGTATATGTTCCTGCACTAGGAGCAGCACCACCTCCACCAGGAGTTACAAGTGCTACTTGAGTTGAATAATTAAAGATAGTAGAACCATTAGCAGATGCTAAATTGGTTGGGTCTACATAATCAACGTCAACATACTTAGTTTCATTAAAGTAGATTCTATCTCCAGCACGTAGATCAGCAGCAAAGTTAGAATTTGTTCCCGTAATTTTCTCTGAACCACCCGTAGCATCATATGTAAATGTAATACCTTGAAGTCCTCTTAGATCTTCTAAAATAATATCAGCAGTAAATTCTACATTACTAGTGCTTTCATCTCTAGAAAGAACTTGACGAGTATCAGAATATTGGTAAGTATGAACATTAGTAATGGTATCTTTATCTAAACCATCAACAGTGACCATTTCACCTTTTGCAAATACCCCTTCAACCTGATACACTTGTAGATGTGTAGCACTTGATATAGGAGCAACTATATAACCTCTAGCACCAGTTGTTTTACCAACAATTAAAGATCCTCTATTATCAGCAGCAGTACTTTGAATAGTTTGAGCAGATGCTAATTGAATAACAGTAAACATCTGCACATCAAACATGTGTAGTTTATACTGGTCATCAGTATCACCAAATGTTCCATTTGGATTAGTTAAAAACTCAAGTGAAGCAGCACGAGCATAACCAATTAGATTACCTACACTGTCACCAGGAGTTGCTGTAAATCTATCACGTAATTCTACTGTCTGATATGCATTAGAAATTGTAGAACCAGAAGTGTTTAAGAATCCAAAAGTATTCGTTACTTTAGAATAGTTTCCTAATTCAAAAGGAACAATCGTATTTTGTGCAGAGTTTGTATCTCTTGGTTTTGCTAAGTCAACATAGGTTGGAGCAAGAGTTTTAATTCTATATCCTCTAACATATGCAGTACCTGGTCCAAACTCAACAGCAAAAAGATTTTCTGCTGCTGAATTACCATCAGCAGTAGTATCACCAGTTGCATATACACCGTTATTAAATCCATCATCTAAGTTTTCACGCATTGTGATTTGGAAATCATCAACCACATAGTCACCAGACTCTTCATAAGTTCTAGTAGCAAGTGATCTTTCTAGTTCATCATATGCACTACGATCAACTAATTTCTCAACTTTATCTCCATTAATACGCAGTAATTCTATAAAGTCTTTATCTGCTTCATCTGTAAGTAATTTCTTAACTAGGTTAGTAGTTATTCTGAACCTGTGAGAACCAGGAGCAGCATAATTAGATGTTCCTGCAGCGTTATCATTGAGTGATAAGTCATCTTCTGGGGTGATGATCGATTCCAGAATTTCGAGACCGATCCTGTATTTTGGTGTGCTTCCATACTGATCAAGGAGAATATATTGATAAGGAACGTCTACAAAGAATCCTCTAATGAAGTAAACACCAGTTTGAACATATGCAGCAGAACCAGTTTGTATTGCAGCAGTAGGTAATAACTGAGCAAATGGTGAACCAATTTCAATCAAAGTGGTTCCAAAAGTAATCTCAGTATCAGTAACTAACTGCTCATTATTAATAAATGTTTGTTGTGTATTTTCAGTACCACCTGTCTCTGTTCCAGATTCAATATACTTTAGATACAAAGTAATATAACCTTTTTCAGAAGTAGTAGCAGAAATACTATAAAGAACTTTAGCCTTAACACCAGAGGTAAGACCTGTAATAATTTTTCCTGTAAGTTGAGAACGATAATTTTCTACATCAGCACCCAAGAAACTCTCTTGAACCTGAATCGCATCAACTTCTAAATCGTAACCAATTTGCCCAGGAATGACCATTGCTCCATCCTTGAACATATGGGTTCCCATATTCTCCACCTGATTTTGCAGGATGGATTGCATACTGGTAAGTTCTCTTGCCTGTATTGGAAATCCAGGACGGAATAACACTCGATAAAAGTTCTTTGCTTTATCAAAGTCGTCGTAATACGGTGTTACGTTTAAATTAGTATTCTGTGCCATTCGTTAGAACTCGATTACGATTTTAATATCTTCTACCTGGTCGTTTGCACGACTAATAGATCTCCTATTATCTATGTAAACAACTGAACCGCTACTTGAAGCGACTTCAGGTTTTGCATAACCATTATTAAATTTCATACCCAAGTCATACTCGGTATTATTAATGGTTCTAGAAGAAGAATTAGGGACGGCAGGGAAGTTAACATCAGGTTGACCAGCTGCACCAGATGTCGCTCCACTTATAACGTTAGATCCATCAAACTCATTTTGTGTACCAGTAACTTCAGGGAAGATACCATCTACAGAGTTTTGATAGTATTTCAAAACTTTTGTTGTTGCATTCCATGAAATAACTCTTGCACGAGCAGTAACGTTGGTTCCACCAACAACACGTGTTTGAGTAATGATCTCATCAGGAACGTAATTACCTTGGAAAGTAGGTGAGAAAATTGCTGCTTTAGTAGCAGAAACAGTCAAGTCTGCAATTAATTCTGCAGTTCCAAACTTTAAAGGATTAGTAATTAGACCAATACGACGATAGTCGTTATCAATCGGGAAGTCACCTGCACCCTCATCATATGAGAGTTTGGCGTTAATCATAACTCGGAAAGCACCAATTTCTACAACTGCGTCAGAACCATGACCACCAGGAGGAGGAATGATAACATCAACTTGTCCACCAGTTCCTGTTCCAATACCAGTTATATTATCAACACTAATTTTACCAAAGGTATAACCAGTACCACCAGAGGTAACAGTTGCTGAAATGACTTTACCACCGTCAACAACGATGGAAACTCGACCACCTGTTCCGTCACCATTAATAGCAACGTTATCATAAGTTCCGTTGTTATAACCAGTTCCAGCAGCATTAATTACTACAGTGTCAATCTCACCAGCAACAGCATTTGTCTTTACAGAATCATTAGTAAAGACAGGCATATAGTCTGTAGAGAAGAACTTAAGAACTGATGCAACAGGAATAGTATACATATACTTCCAACGATAACCATCACCAGTGGTAATAATTGAAGTAGATGTTCCAGTTGGTTCAACAGTCGAAGGTTTTCCGTTAGGATCGGAAGGTGAAGTTCCGTTATAGATGCACTTATATACTTGATACTGAGAGTTTACAACGTAAAAGTCAGAATCATATAGTTTAGTAGCACCAGATGCAGCAGTTTTACTAGGAGAATAGTCTTGGCGATACATGTCATAGGTAAAACCTAATCCACCAGTAGTTTGTTCTGGAGAAACCCAGTCAATTCTACGAACCACCTGAACGGTATCTGAAGCAAGGACTCTCTTCAGAGAAACCATATCATCATAAGCACCAGAAAATTCTGAGAATGAATCAACTGCCTGTGGAGGCGAGTTTTCATTGTCCCAACTTTGCGGTCTTCCAATAAACAAGTACAAACGATCTCTCGTTGCACCCGCAGCCGTGTCGCTCTGGGTTGCATCTGGACCCTCAAGAGCTTTAATGAATTTTTGAGCTGAAAAAATTCTAAATTGATCAGTTAATAGAGCTGCCATTTCCTAGTGACTATTGTCCTCTTGTTTATTTATGAAGGTTACGAACGAACCTGTGTAGTATATTCAATTGATTTGATACGATAAGTCGCACCACCATTACCAACGATGTTTTCACCACCCATAATTGCATATGCTTTAGCACCTGAACCAGTGGTGTCACCTGCACCATTATTAAATGTTACTGTAGGATGAAGGTTATATGATCCATCAACAGATTGTGTAATACCATAACCACCGTTAGTTATAGTAATACTTGCAACTTGGTCACCAGCAGTGGTCATATTAACTGTTCCTGTTGCTTGTATATCACCAATATTTTCAACTGCTAGTGTTGGAGTTTGTGTATAGTTAGTTCCTGCTGTTTGAACATAATAATCAACTATAGTACCCTTCTCAGAGAATTTATAAAGATAACCACCTATACCAACATTAACATCACCTGTATTATAAGGAACAATATCCTTAACAGTAAGACTTACCTCTACAGGATCCCAAGTAACAACAGTTCCAATAACTCCAGAGATATTACCCGTTACAACTTCATTAACACTGAAACTTTGACCATTAGCGTTATTAGCATCAAGGTATAGTTTGACTAGTGCAGTATGGTCTACACCGTCTGCAAGAGCACCTGCAGTCCCTACAGTGGCATATTTAAATGGTATTGAACCATCCTTAATATTATCACCAACTTGGAATAGAGTAGTGTTTTGACCACCCTGAGTTGCTTCAATACCATATAGTGAACTATAGATACCACCATCAAGACTAATTTGATTTTCAAAATCAGTACTTGTATTTACAAGATCAGGTATTCCATCACCTGTACCCAAGTTCTCATCATCATCTTCAAATGCTGCATCTTGTAATGTTGTAAGTGTTGGTGCAGTTAAAAGTGGTATAACTTGCCCTACTTCATTTGCTGTTTGTAAAACAACATGAGGTTGGAACCCACTTGGAGCAGAAGCAGCAACACCAGCATCAAACTGAACGATTGCATCTTCTGTAGAAGGTAATCCACCATCAATAAATGCTAATTCATCAATTTCAAATACAACTAATAATTCTCTAGTTGAAGGATCCCAGTCATATACTTTAGCAACCTTGTTAGCAGCATTTTCAACTTTTCTAATAACTCTATCACCAACTTGGAATTGATAAGTTGAATTACCTTCAGAATCATTTTGTCCAGCATCAAGAATAATTCTCTGGTCGTAATTAAAGTTAACACCTCTGGTTACACCAGTAAATCTACCTGCTCCTTTAGAAGTGTAGGTAATAGTTTCTCTATTAAGAATAATAGTACCAGATCCTGGATAAGCAGCAGTAGAATTAACATATATCGTAGTATCTGCTGGTGCAACAGTTTTAACAAGACCAGTTAAGAATATATTAGATGAGTTAAATGCCTGTCTTGCTCTTGTCTTACGTTTAAGATTAACAAGTTTTGTAAAGATAACATTAGGTGATCCAGTATATCCATCACCAGGTTCTATTACATTAATACCAGTAACTTTACCTTGAGATACAGTTGCCTCTGCTTTAGCACCTAATCCACCGCCACCAGTAATTAAAACATATGGAGGTTCATCATAATACTCACCTTGATTAACAATACTAATTGATGTAACCTTACCTAATATATCAACTTCAGCAGCACCTTGAGCACCTTGACCACCACCACCTTCAAAGATAAGTGTTGGAGGAGTTGCATAATTTCTACCTTGATTAGTTAATGAAAGACCAGTAACTGTTTGAACAGTAGGTGTTCCTGTAGCACCACTTCCTTCACCACCTAAAATTCTTGCAGTTGCAGCACCAAAATAATTATCACCTTTCTTAGTCATCTTAATATAAGATACTTGTCCAGGATTATCAGTACTTAAAACAACATCACCCTCTGCAACAGTTGGGAATATTGTAGGTGCTGGTGGTGGTGTGTCACCTTCAAATAAAGGTGATCCATAATATCTTGGACCAATAGCATATGGATAAACAGGATTACCACTACTATCCTCAATCATATAATAAGCATATGTTCCATTAGGATATTCTGGGGTTACTGCGAATTTACCATTATAAGCATCCAGAGATCCTTTCTTTCCAAGGAACTTCCAATTACTAGTAGTTCCAGTAGTATGAACAGGTTGTGATCCTCCACTATTAATAGCAGCAGTTGCTTCGTATATTACATCAGATGAGTTTTTTACAGTCTCACCTATAACATAAGCAGTTCCACTATCCCAAAGAACAGATTCATCAAATATATTATCATCAATTAAATCTCCTAAAATATATCCATCTTGAACAGTTCTAAGTCCATAATCAGCAGTTGTATATGCAAACAAGTACAATGCTGCTGGTGCAGTTGCAGGAACTTGGAACGTAATTGATCTTGTCGTTGCTCCGTTAAATCCAGTTAGATAACCAGTGTATGATACTGTAGCACCATCTATAGTATAAGTGATACCTGGTCCACCAAATAACTGTGTAGTATCTCCAATTACAACAGGGTTTTGACTATGCCAACCATCTTCATTTATTCCTATCAATAATTGCTGACTATCATTAGTAGCACTATTTAAGTTAAAGACATAAGTTTTACCACGTTCTAGATTTAAGAATGATGGAGAAGCTCCATCGAAGAGATATTTTCCATTAGAAGAAGTGACTGTATAAGTTACCGTACTTGCTGTTGTAACTGCAGGTCTATTACCAGCTAATTCCAAAGATGTTTTTAAACGATATCCTGAAGTTTCTTTACCAATCCCTGCACCTATAGCAGTAATAGTAGCAACTCCACTATCATCATCAGTAGCCCAAGCAACTCTGACTTCTATATCACCTGCAGGAGAAGATCCACCAATGTAATTACCAGGAATAGTAATCACCTCATCTTCGACATAATTATATCCCATATTACCATCTGGTCCAGGTATCGCCTCAGGTCCATTGCCACCCAATGTAACATTACTTACAGAACCATCAGCATCAACAGTAACTTTAGGTTTACCACCAATACCATTAGCAGAAGTCCATGAAGCTTGAACTGTGAATTCAGACGCAGTGCCAACTTCACCATACACTCCTGCAGTTCTATCTCCATTAGCATTCCAAGAACTATGCGTATATCCAGATACAAATGCTCCATCATACTTATGAAGGATTCTAATTTTATCACCAACAGCATATCCACTTCCACCTTCAGCTATAGTAAATGATTGAATTCCACCAGTCTGATAAGTACCAATTTCAGTTATATTAACAACAGCACCAGATCCAGATCCAGTTTGAGCAACAGTTGGGTAACCATCACCAACCTGATAGAAAAGACCACCATAGTAACTTAAACTGGGGGTAGTAGTTATAATACTAGTACCACCTAAAAGATATCCATAAGGACCATAAATGGGATATCCATCAAATGACATACCAAGAATCTTAGAATGTCCATCTGTATGTCTTGAACGATCAATAGTCGCAGGATTGTTTGAATCACTTTGATAAAAATTATCAGTATAATAAGTATTTGGTCTTGGATCGTTATCAACTGTTGAATCAAAAATCATATATCCTTCATCACCAGTGTAACCAGACATATGTGTATGGTAAGCACAATGGTAATAAATTCTTGCTGATTCATCCTGATTCATAATGAATAGCGGTTGATATTCATTTTCATAATCAGCCGCAGGTGCTTCTGTTACTCCAGTGCTCTTATAATAAAGTGTACCAGGAGTTTGATTCAAAGGACCATCTGGAGTTGTACTAAATCTCATTGGATGCCCTTGAGCACCTTGACTATTAGAACTATCAGATTGATTCCAAATAATCAAATAATTTCTTTGAACTTTAATATTCTCAGGAGCCATATAATAGGTTCCTGGAGTAAATGAACCAAACTCACTTGCTTCTGTACCAAAATCAATATAGAATACCCCAGTTGGAAATGCTAAAGGAACTTCTTGAATTTTAAAATTAAACCCGTTAGATCCTAAACACCCGTCACCTTGAGAGAATGATGCAGATGTAGAAAGGTCTCTTAGATATATTCTAGTAACTACGTTTTGATTATTTCTAACAACTTTAGCAATTTCACCTCTAGCATTTCCAGCAATTTCATCAACTAATCTACCAACAGTAATAGTTCCTAATGTTTCATCAACATCAGTAACTTGCAACATGATATTATCGTATTCAACTTTAATATTCCAAGTAAATGGTCTTAATAATCCCCAATCAAATACACCATTTTTTAATTCCCATTCATTAATAAGTTTGTTTGAATGATAATATTTGATATTGTTTTCAGTAACAACATCATATGCATCATTAGATTTAACGTAATTATTTTTAACTGCATCAATAGAATGTCCTGGAGGAGCATTACCATCTGGACCCCATTCAGGAGTATGAAGTAATCCACCATTTGCTAAAATACCTACAACCTTATCTTGTTGATTTTCTCTAGTACCATTATTAGGAACGTCTTTACCACCTCTAAAAACAAAGGTTTGATTAAATGTTCTATCAACTAAAGGACCACCACCTGGTGCTGCCTCTGCTTGAGTCCAAGTAGGTTTTGGATGATTGTCTGATGCAATTAATAATCTATCAGTAGTTCCTGAAAAAGCACCAGTAGTTGTAGAGTTAGGATGCGTTTGCCATATTCTATTGAAATCAAATGATGTTACAACATTAGGAGTTTCTCCTTGTGGGATAATTTGTAAACGTAAAGGATCATATCCACTACCTCTATTCAGAACCCTAACATGTATAATCTTTCCTGAATCAGAATCGATAATTGGATATAATAATGCCTCTACATCTGGAGTTCCACATCCAGTCACAGAAAGTTTAGGTGGGTCGGATACCGAGTATCCAGATCCCCCTTTTAATACTTCTACTGCACGAACACCAAAAGTCTCATCGAAAATTGGGTTAATTACAGCACCAGATCCAGGAACAGTTCTTGCCATTTATATCAACTTACAACGTTAATTTGTCCTTGCATTGATGCATGGAGTGTACACTGATAATACAGTGTTGTTGGAGCATCCATAGGAACAGTCCAATAGAGAACACTAGTTCCACTACCAGATTGACCAGCAGTATATGGAGTTCCAGTTAAACCCTGTGTGCTCTGTACTCTAAATGGATGAGCACCACCCATTGTAGTATTATCAAAAGCATAGGTAAAACCTCTATGCACATAAAGAGTTGGGTCATTAGTTGCAGAAGCAAATCCAGGTCCATCAAAAGTATAGTCTGTGCTTCCGTTAGAACCTAACTCCCACCATGTAATAGGACTTCTTGTTTTAGTCCAATTTGTTCCATTCCAAAATAAAGAATCACCTTGAACAACACTAGAAACATCAACGTCCGTTAAAGATGCTAATGTTGTAACAAGTGTACCATCAAAGTTTACTGTGAGTGTATCACCAGATACTGCTGTTGCAATATTAGTTCCACCAGCAATGGTTAATGTATCTGTTGTAGTATTAGCACTTGTTGTACCAGTATCACCACCAACAGTTGCCCATAGGTTTTGTTGACTAGCACCAGCAGCATCATCACCAGGAACAAATTTACCTCCACTAACACTCCACTTTAGAACTTGTCCCTCAGTAGGTGCTGCAGTAGTAATATCAATATCTTTTAAAAGATCAACACTAGAATACTGTGTTAAAACTTTTGCTTGCACATCACCAGCACCACCAGCAGTAATATTAATGTTTACATATGGGTTGTCATCACCATCAACTGTAAAGAAATATCCTGTGTATGTTGCAGCAGCAGGAGCACCAGCAAGTGTGCTGAATTCATTTTTATATTTTACTTTAGTTGGAAAATCAATCGTTCCATCAGTTCCGTTAAAGGTATTAGTAATACTACCATTACCAATAGTTACATTACCAGTTCCATTAGGAGCAATATTAATATTACCATTGGAAGATGATATGATTGAGTTACTATTAACATCTAAAGCAGATGTTAGATTTAAATAATCGGAAGCAACAAAGTTTGTTCCATTATAACGTAATACCTGACCACTACCTGCAGAAGCGAGACTAATGGTTAAATCTGTACCATTACCTAGAGCAGTATATAGTTCATTGAAATTGTCATTAACTTTATCACCGCCAGCACGGAGAGTATCCCCCGTGTTGTCGTTAGCATTAGTACCAAGACTTAATAGTTGTTTAGCCATTACTCACTACTATTTTTTTAGTTATTTATGGGGTTTCGGGGTCTACCTCTTCTTCACCGTATAGTGAAAGATCAGGTGCAGTCCAATTATCATCCACTACAGTTTCAACTGCAACGTTAGGAGTTTGATATCCTGAACCAGTATTATTAATCTCAACACCAGCAACACCGACTAGTGCCTTAACGTTACCATCAAAACCAGATATAGAATCAAGTCTGACAGTTGGTCTAGTTGTATAACCAGATCCACCTGATGTAACCTGAACAGTATCAATAGTTCCTGAAGTAATATTTGCTTGACCTTGTGCGTCTTTACCGAATACAGAACCCAAGTAATCATAAGTGATTAGAGAGTTTGAAGATTCAATAACAGCAACTTCTCTGTCTGAAGTCTCACCTTGGATGTCAATAAAGTCACCAGGTTCGATAGGTGGAACAACTTCAGCAGCATCAACGTCTGCCTCAGAACCAACGTAGGAGAATGCTACGAATGTTGATCCTACACGAGGAATCTCAGAGAAGATGATTCTAGAACCAACGATCTCGAAACCTACGCCTGGTTCCTGAATAACACCATTAAGAGAACAAATGATATTATTTTCTGGAAGAATTGTACTGGACTGAACACCTTCAGTTAGAGTCAATGAGTAGAACACTTCATTACGCTTGAGGTTGAATGACTGACGTAAGGAGTCAAACTCGAAGGATATATCATCCAACTGTCTCAATTTACCAACGTAGAATCCTGTGAAGGATGCACCTAGTTCTGGTGCTTCAGTAAACTGAATCTGGTTGGAGAACGCTGTATATGCGTTAGTTGCGCCTGGAGGTTGTAATATACCATTAAGGAATATTAACATATGACCTGCAGGATCAGGTAAGTAAGATGTTCCTGTATTAATTGTTAGTGGGAACGTAGTTGTAGTTCCATCAAATCCCTTGAAGGAACGCTTAACACGTGCCTTAATTTCAGTGATTCCAAGAACTACAGACCTGTAAGCGTCAGGACCGATAATGAAATCTTTATCGTCAAATGTTCCTGCTACGTCTGTGAGATATATTCTCTTATTCAGAGCAATATCACGAATATCCTGTACGAGTCCTGCAGCAGCACCTTGAGTAGTAACAATCGTTAGAATTGTTGCGTAACCAATCGGGAACGAAGCATTTGTGCCATAGTCACCTATAACATCACCCTGCGTAAATGTTCCTTGGTATTCTGCGACATAGATGTAACTATTATCAAGATCAACTTCAGTGATAATACCGTATGTGAGAGGATCTTGAATACCAGAAACAACCTTATAAAGTCTATTACCTTGAGTGAAACTATTAAGTCCACTTAGAACAGAAATACCAAATCTCTTATATCCACCCGAAGCAATTCTATCACCAACCGTTATATCAAGACCAGCGTATTTAGATACGTCTATATATTGTCTCGAAGATGATGGGTAAACAACAGATGTTGCTTCAAATGTTCCTGTTAATGATTCAGTATCAACGGTTAATGTTCCACCAGTGTTATCTGTTATAGAAGCTTCTGCCTTAATGTAACCAGTAGGTGATGCTGTAGCAGAACTTGCATAACCCTTGAATGGGATATCATTCTCAAATTGTCCCTTAACATCAATGATATGAAGTCTATCTTCTATAGCACTGATCTGTGCAGTAGTTGAGTTAGTAGCACCAACAACTTGGTCTGTAACTGCCCAAGGACCAGCAGTAACTTTAACATCTAGGTACTTGTAGTTCTCATCAAAATGGTATCCATAAACAACACCAGTAATAGAATTATTACCGAGTTTAGCAACTACTTCATTCATAGTGAATGGACCGTCAGTTATATCACCATCAATTCTAAATCTCTGGTAAACTTGAACAACCTTACCTGAGTTCTCACTAATTTCTTCAATTTCAGCATTAGCATCACTTTGAAGTCCATAAACATAAATTGAATTTTGTAGTCCACCAGTAATACCTGCGGGAATACTTCTAGTTCCATAAGTCTTAGTAGGAATAGAAACTCCATTCGTTGTAGTAAGAGTTGTATAGTAACTATCAACTGTTAATTGTTCGCGAATAATATTTAAGTTATATCTAACTAATCTTTCAATTGAGCGATACTTATAATCAGTATCAAGTGTATTATCAAAGTATGAATAGAATCCTGAGTTTGTGGAAGGTGATATTAGAGATCCTGTAAGTGCCTTAATCATATAATCTTGTAATAGATCTAATGCGTAAGTCTTAATGTTATACTCTGTATCAGCATAGAATACCTGACCAGCAGCAGATTGATAAGGATCAAGAATACCCTTAAAGAGTTTCATACCCCAAACATATACTCCAGAACTACCGTCACCAGTATACTGAGCATTACCTGCAGCATCTCTAACATAAATTAGTGGTCTAATTTCACCAAATCCGAAGGAGAATGTACCTGTAATGTATGCTCTATACCAACCATTACCATAAGGAATAGTTCCAAAAGCATCAATCGTAATACCATTACCAGGAGTGAATATTCCACCAAATGTTCCATCTGTAAGGTTAAGATCGAAGAATGCTAACTGTTCACCAGCAGCTCCAGTATCAAGACCCATTTGAACACGAACTCTATTAAATTCACCCTTCTTCAAGAAGACTGAGAATGTATACTGCTGAGATTGAGCAGTTCCAACAGCACCAGTGTCAAATGTTTCATTAGTGTTATCAAACTTAACTGCATCACTATCAAATGTTTCAAAAGCACTAATAGAGAAGTTTTGATGAATAAAGTGTTCACCTGCAACAGCAGTAGCAATTATCTTATCTGCAGTAGCTGTGCTATCTGGTGAATCAAGTTGATCTGCAGATACAGACGTACCTGTATTTGTCCATCCAGTTGTAAAGTTTTCTGAGTTAGATGCTATATTAGTTCCAGCAATTTGACCAGCAATATTAGAAGTAATTAATCTTGCAGAATTAATAGCTTTAAGATTAGCAGGTTCTGTATACCAAGTATATGGAGCACTAACTCCATTAGCAGCAACAGTTCCGTATGCATTAGAATCTGCACCAATTAATATCTGAGTTGGTTCAAACTTATTACCAGTCCATGAAGAAACATATAATATCTCTTCATCACTATTCCACTCTAGAACAGTTGCTTTACCATTGTTACTAGAAACAATAGTTTCTCCAGCAACATATTCATTGAATGTATTAGATAATTGTATAGTGTAAGCAATTCTTGTCTTATTAAAGTCAGTTGTAATGATGTCATGGACAGTATTACCAACCATTTCATCAATGAATGTATTATAAGTCCAAGATCCAGCACCAAACTGTGAATTAACAAGAGTAGTTAATTCTTCCTTATAGTAATTTTGGTTGTACTTAAGTTGCTTAACAGCACTTCTTGCTGCCTTACCACCAGGAGCGAGAATATTAATTGCGATATCGCAAAGATCACGGTAATGATAAACAGGATTGAGGATATTATTAGTTGCACTTAATCCATCTCTATATTCTGCTCTGTTAGTATGAACTGCTTCATATTCATCAGCAGCACCTGATCCTTCATTTTGTGAGAATACTTTATCCTTAATAGCAAATTCACCGATATGTCTTAGTCTATCAATAGCGTAGATAGTTGCTGCTAATTCATCATCAACTTGCTCAATTTGTAATGTAGCACTCAAATATGTCTCCATTGCAATAATAGTACTTTCATTACCACCAGTTTGTAAATCAGATATAATACCATCTAAGATTAACTTAAGGTCTCTACGACATGTGGTTTCTCCAGTAGATCCAGGATATGTAAGTGCTGAATAATTAACACCATTCAAATCATAAGTGAAGTATGCGGTTGTAAGACCAGTAATTTCTTCAGCAATGAAGTCCTTATTGAAGTAAAGTCTATCTGCAGCAAGTGCGTAATCACTATCTGTAGGTGCGATTAAATCATTAACTGATGTAATTAATGTGTCAATAGCAGTTTGAACATTAGCACAGTTACCAGAACTACTATTATCAGTAATACCCCAGTCACGAACAATAATATTATCAGTATTATCGTATGTTAAATCACCTGTAATTGCTTGCTTAAGATAAACTCCAAGGCGAGTATGTGCGTATGCAGATTGGAATACTTGTAAACGAATATGCTGTAATCCACCGTTAACACCGATATAGAACTTAGCAGCTTTTAGTGTCTGTAAGTTACCACCATTTTCAAGATCAGTAGCAATTGCAGTAACGATCTCAAGTAAATCTTGCTTACAACGAACAGTACCATCTGTAGATGTTCCATTAGCATTTCTTGGCATACTAATAGCAAGATCTGGATAACGTTGAAGCATATCATATGATGCCTTATCAACGATAACACCAGCATTTGCACGAACTAAGTATGCAGCATCACGGAATCTATATTGAGTATCTTCATCAATTTGATTTGTAACGATAATATCGTTAGCAGAACTATGATATGATACTGGGAATGGAGTCTCATTAAATGCATCAACAGTTGCACCGTAGAACTTATAAGGTGGTGTAACCTTAGTAACACTTGCTAGATGATCAACAACAGGAGTTGCATTAGCATTTGTTAGTGTATCTGTAAGTATGTCAACTAAGTTACCAACTGTAGTGAATACATCTGTGCAATCTCTAAGATTGTAATCAGACTTCTTAACAGCACCCTGTGCAGAACTTACCCATGTATGAGCATATTGATTCTTATCTGCAGCAGCACCAACATCAATAGTAAATGTATCACCAGTTACCTCTTTAATTTCTAATAGTTGATTGTAAGAAGGATCTGTGGTTCTAGGATATGCAGTAGGTCTATCATAATTATCCTGAGCACACTTAAATGTAAGTGATCCAGGAGTTAGATAAACTGAATCACCAGCACATTTAATACCGTTAGTTTCAGCAGATACAAAGGTGTGAACATAGTTACCACCAGTTATTACACCATCAGTCAAGGATGATGTAAATACATGATTATAATTACCACCAGTATGTACTATAGATCTAGTAATAGCATCTGGGTCTGCTGTAACAAAGGTGTGTGTATATGAACCACCAGATATGACCGCATTAGATGCAGCAGATACAAATATATGATTGGTTGTGTTTGTTGAAGGTAATTTCTTAACAACTTTAAGATCAATAGTTGTAGCAGTAGTATCAACAATCTCAATTGGAGAATCATAAGCACTATCTTTCTTCTGACTAATTCCATTAGTAACAGCAGAAACAAATGTATGAATACTTGTGTTTGTTGAAGGAACGATGTCTAAAAGTTGAACATCAAATGTATTTGTAGTTGTATTAGATACCTTAATCCACTTACCACTAACAGGATCAGAAGCACGAGGATATGCAGTTCCAGGTGAACTTACACCAACGTTAACTGTAATTGTTGTACCACTTACAGCAGATATTGCAAGAGCAGTATCATATGCAGGGTCAGTTGCACGAGGATATGTGTGGTTCGTTGCGTTAGCATCAAGATCACAACTGAATGTTAATGAGTTAGCAACAATCTTAACTGTGTTACCAGTTGTAATTGAATGAGATCCAACTGTCAATACCATATCACCTGTTAAGGCATTATAGTCAGCACCAGTAACATCAAAGTTTCCTAAACCTGCTTCTTGAACTTGAACAGCACCAGTTGCAGTACCACCAGTCCATGTATGAACACCAGCACCATATGTGCATTTGAATGTTACAGCACCATCAGCAATCTTGACCCAATCACCATCACCCATCTTATGATTATTGACAGTCAATGTCATGATACCTGTATCAGGATGATAATCAGCATCAGTTGGTGTGTGAGTTAATATTGTATTTCTTGGATATGAATGGTTAGTTGCATATGAATCATGAGCACACTTAAATGTTAATGATTCTTGACTTAACTTAACACTACTACCAGGTCTTAGATCGTGATTACCAATCGTAAGTGACATAATACCTGTTGTTGGATTATATGTCGCATCGGAAGGAGTGAAGAAGATATTAGGTGTAGCACCAACATTAACATCAAATGTATTTGCAGTTACATTGGTAGCAGTGATCCACTTATTAGAAACTGGATCTGACTCACGAGGATAAGTATGAATACCAGCATCATCACCCATATTACACTTGAATGAAAGTGAATTATCCTTAATAAAGATCTTATCATTTTCTTCAATCTTATGAGCTGTTGAAGTTACTGACATTACACCTGTCGATGGAGTGTAAGTAATAGCAGATGGTTGGAATTGATATGTGTTTAACTTCTCAAATGTATGAGCAGATGTATTAGTTGGAACATCACCATCAAGAGGATTAATTGTAATAGTTGTAGAAGTTACAGATTCAACAGGAACTGCTTGTCCGACAATAGGATCACCTTCAATAATACCATTAGCAACAGCACTAATCCATGTATGTGTAGTTACATTGGTTGAAGGAATTGTATCTAGAACATTAACATCGAATGATGAATCAGTTACATTATTGATGAATAACCATCTCTTAGAAACTGGGTCAGTTGCTCTTGGGTATGCATATGTACCACCACTACCTTCAGTGCAACTGAATGATAGTGAACTATCAGCAATCTTAATTGGAGACCCATTAGTCATTCCATGACCAGAGGTTATACAATTAGCAGTAGCAGATACAAATGTATGAGCATTAGTATTGGTAATAGCACCTTGTCCACCGTTAACATTAACAGTAATAGTAGTTCCAGTTACTGCTCTAATTCTAATCCACTTACGATAAACATAGTCATTAGATGATCTAGGATATGAACCATTTCCAACACCACCATTATCACAACTAAAGGTTAATGATTCATCAGCAATCTTAATTCTATCACCAACTTCTAGTCCATGACCAACAATAACTGCACCAGCATCAGCAGTTAAGAAGTTATGCTGATTATTGTTACTGATAGCACCTTGACCACCATTAACATTGACAGTAATAGTTGTAGCATCAGCTGCGGTAATTGGTAAGAATGTATTATATGCATAGTCAGCACCATTAGTAGTATTAGCACCTGAAGCTCTTGGATATGCTTTTGCAGTCTGATAATTATCATTAGCAAAGTTACATGCAAACTTCAAAGATCCTTCTTTAAGTTTAATTCTATTTGATGTGGTTAAACTATGAGATCCAATAGTAAGTACCATATCACCTGTAGAGGTGTTATAAGTTGCATTAGAAACATTAAATGTTCCAGAAGTTGAATCTAGAGTTAGAACCATATCACCCGTTGTTGGGTTATATGTTGCTGTGGAAGGTGTATGACTTTCTGTAGGAACACTAAGTTTTAGAACACCTGTAACAGGATTATAATTTGTTCCTGGTCCTGCTGTATGAGTAGCAACGTTGCTTCTTGGATAAGCATGTTCAGTAGCATTACTATCTTCAGCACACTTATAAACTAGTGAATTCTCAGCAATCTTAACTGTTGAATTTGCTTTACTTACACATCCAGTAACAGCAGATACGAATGAATGAGTGTCAGTATTTGTAGAAGGAATTACATCTAGAACTTGAACATCAAATGTATTTGTAGTTACACCAGAAATAGGAATCCACTTACCGCTAATTGGGTCAGTTGAACGTGGGTAATCTTTCTGTGCAGCACCACCTGAAGCACCACCAAATGCACAACTTAATTTCAATCCACCATCAGCAATCTTAACCTTTTCACCATTAGAGAAGTTATGACCATTAATAGTAAGAGTCATAATACCTGTTGTTGGATTATATGCAACATCAGTTGGTGTATGTGTGGTTGGAGCTGGTAGACTATGTGATCCAATAGTTAATGCTAAAGCACCAGTTGAAGGATTATAAGTTGATGCAGTCGGTGTGAAACTCTTAGTTGGAGTAGCACCAACGTTAACTGTAACAGTATTATCACGTTTGGTAATACCATTCTTAGCAGCACTAGCAAATGTGTGTGCGTACTGTTGTGTTGAGGATGATGCCTTACCTACATTTACAGTGAATGTATTTTCAGTAACAGCACTAACTCTCAACCATCTACGAACATAAGGATCGTTATCTCTAGGATAACTATGGATAGATGTATTACTATCCTTAACACAAGTAAATGTTAGTGAATTATTTTCGATTCTAATTTGATCACTGGTTGTAAATCCATGTGAATTAATAGTGATAACCATCTCTCCAGTCGATGCATTATATGCTGCATTAGATGCAGTATAAGATGTTCCATCATTATAGATTGGTAGAGAAGTGTTATATCCAGGATCATCTGTTCTAGGATATGAATGAATTGTTTGATATCCATCTTGTGAACACTTGAATGAAATACCATCTTTAGCAATTCTAATAGTCTCACCAGCTCTTACTATGCCACCAGGAGTTGCAGATTTAAAGTTATGAGTATAGTTACCACCAACTGAAATTGCATTTGATGCAGCAGTTGAATAAGTATGAGCCCAAGCACCACCAGCAATAACTGCTCCAGGTAAAGCACTTACAAATGTATGAGCATTGGTGTTAGTAATAGCACCTTGACCACCATTAACATTAATTGTGATTGTAGTATCAGTTACAGAATCAATATTAATTGCTTTCTGATAAACGTAGTCATTACTTGATCTAGGATAAGTTCCAGTTCCAACACCACCATTATCACAACTAAAGGTTAATGAATTATCTTTAAGTCTAATACTTGTATTAGCAGTTAATCCATGATCTCCAATTGTAAGTACCATGACACCCGATGTTGGGTTGTAGGTAGCAGCAGAAACATCAAAGTAAACATAAGGTGATTGACCAACATCAACAGTAATAGTAGTATCAGTTCTTTCAAGAATTGGAAGAGTAACACCGTCTGCTGGATCAGTTGCACGAGGATATGCCTTAACAGCAGTACCACCATCCATTGCACAAGTGAATGAAATTCCACCAGTAGCAATCTTAATATGTTGACCAACTTCAAGTGTGTGAGCACCAATAGTAATACCTAATTTACCTGTGGTTCCATCGTAGGTTCCTCCAGTAGGTGTAAATTGTGTATTAGTAGTTGTTCCAACATTAACATTAAAAGTATTTGTAGTTACACTACTAATTGGCAACCATTTATTATAGAATGGATCACTTTCTCTTGGATATGCATGTCTAGTAGCATCACTATCCATACCACAAGTAAAGACTAATGATCCTTCCTCAAACATAATTCTATCACCAGTATAGAATCCGTGATTAGGAATAATAGCACCAGAGGCAGCATCTACAAATTTATGAGTGTAATCACCACCAACCTTAACAGCACCTTGAGATGCAGACTGGAATGTATGAGTTGTTGAACTATATGAAGTAACAGGGGTAACGTTAACAGTAATAGTTGTTGCACCTACAGCAGTAATTGGAAGTGCAGTTCCTTGAGCAGGGTCTCTCTTAGCTTGAATAGCACCAGTTGTAGCAGTAACAAATGTGTGAGCAGATGTGTTAGTAGAAGGAGCGTTATCTAAAACTTGAACATCGAAAGTAGTTGATGCAACATTCTCAATAATTAACCATCTACCGCTAATTGGGTCAGTTGAACGTGGATACAAATGGTTAGTGCCATTATTATCCATAGCACAAGTAAATGTTAATGACTCATCAACAATCTTAATTACATCATTTGCTTTTTCAATAGCATTACTTGCAGTACCACCAGCCCATGTATGAGCAAATTCATTTAAACCAATCTTAGAAGCACCAACTTGAAGATCAATCGTATCAGTTGCTTTAGCAACAATAGTCAACCATTGACCACTTACAGGATCAGTTGATCTTGGATATGTATGGTTTGTTGCATTTCCATCTTTAGTGCAAGTAAACACTAAAGCATCATCTTTAATTCTTATCTTATCACCAAGACTAAATCCATGACCAGCAGATTCTAATTGTAAAATACCTGTAGATGCATTGTAAGTAGCATCAGTAACATTCTTAGCAGTAGGACCAGTTAAGTTATGTGCAGCAGTGGTTGTTACGGATAATATACCACTTTGAGGATTATAAGATGCTGTTTGAACATTCTTAGTGTCTACTGTAGGACGAGGATATGAACTAGTACCACCACTACCAAAACTACAACTGAATGCTATAGATTCATCTAAAAGTCTTATACTAGTTCCAGCAGCTAAACTATGAGCACCAATGGTAAGAACCATGTCACCTGTAGAGGTGTTATAAGTTGCACCAGTAGGTGTATATGAAACTTCTGGAGATGTTCCCACATCAACAGTAATAGTATCATCAGTTATATCAATAACTTCAATATCATCATTGTAAACAGGATCAGATGATCTTGGATATGCATGAACTGATTGATGATCATCCATACTACATGTAAAGAATAGTGAGTTAGGAGCAATCTTAACTAAACTACCTTGTTTGAAGTTGTGATGACCAATATTTAATTTTAATAAACCATTCTTAGCAACATAACTTGCATCATGAACATCAATATTATCACCAATAGTGATCTTCATTGCACCTGAAGATGCAGTGTAATCAGCATTAGTTGCAGTATACTTTCTACTAGTTCTTAGGTTATGCTGACCAATATTCATGGTTAAGAAACCAGTATCAGCATCATAAGTTCCAGCACTTGCTGTATAATTTACAGTAGGTGATTTACCAACGTTTACATCAAATGTAGTACTAGTATTTTCTATAACTTCTAACCAACCTTGAGCAGCAGGATCATCAGGTCTTGGATAACTCTGATTAACTGTATTACCATCAGAGGTGCAATTCATTACAAGAGAATTAGGATCAAACTTGATTCTATCTCCCTCATTAAGACCATGACCAGCAGTAATACATCCTGCAGAAGAAGTTGAATATGTGTGTGCAAAGGCATGACTAATAGCACCCTTACCACCATTAACATTAACAGTAATAGTTGTTGCACCTACAGCAAGGATTGGAAGCCATCTATCGTATGCATAGTCAGCACCACTCTCTGTATTAGCACCATTTGCACGAGGATATGCACCAGTACTAACTCCACCGTTGTTACAACTAAATGTAATTCCACCAGTGGCAATTCTAATATTATCATTGGTTGTCAAACTATGAGAACCAATTGTTATGACCATAACACCAGTTGTATGGTCATAAGTTGCAGTAGATACACTAAATGTGGTAGTAGCAACGGTTAATTGTAAAACACCTGTTGTTGCAGTATAACTAGCACCAGTTGCAGTAATTCCTCTTTCTGCTCTCATACCATGTCCAGAAGCAGTCAATACCATATAACCACTTTCTGCATCATATGCAGCAGCAGTAGGCTGGAAGGTTTGTGTGGTTAAACCACTAGCTTCTGTAATAGTAGAATCAGTCTTCTGTACTAAACCATGATCACCTTGAACATCCCAAAGAGTATTATTAACAATATACTTGAGCATTTCCTCAAGTTTGTCATAAGTGTAAACTACTTCATCAACTTCATTAGAAACAAACTTCAATACGATTGGAGATGATGTTCTATCAACATAGTATGAAGATGCATCCCAGATCTTATTATTTGTTCCATTACGAAGGTCAGAAATAATAGCATCTAATACATCACGAACATCATCTTCACAATCAACTTCACTACCCTTAACAGTGTGATGAGGATGTCTTTCTTTAAGAATATAAACAACTTCTTGAGCAAGGAATTCCTTATTAAGAAGAATTAAATCAGCAGCATCATAATATCTTTGAGTATTACCAGTAAATCCTCCAGGAGTAGCATTAGAAGAACGAGTTGAAGCTATTATAGCATCATTATTAAAGTCTTCACCAGCAGTAAATCCTTCTGCACCAGACCAATCTTCAGTCCATGTCTGAGCATCAGCACCATCAAAGTGTAATAATAACTTAGTATTAGCATCACCCTGCCAAATACCATTCTGAGGAGTAAATGGAATTGTTTGATGACGGTTAGTATTAGATACTCTTAATTCATCAATGAATCCAGTTAAACTATTAGCACCAGCATAATCAGAACCTAATCTAATTGGTTTTGCAACATATGTTGTGTTATCTGTTGCTGTACCTGCTTCAACTCCATTTAATAAAATCTTAGTTGTTGTACCAGACTTCATAATGGAAACATAAACCCAAGTATCTGCAGTAAGAGCTGTAGCACCAGAAGTAACTATATCAGCATTATTAACGTTCCAACGAACTTGACCTGCTTGTAAGTATAGTCTACCAGCAACTTCATTCGCAGCAGATGCTCTCATATCAAGTATAGTAGCAGTTCCACTTATAGAAGATGCAGCAGGACGCAACATTAGATCTATAGTAAATGCACCTGTTCCAAAAGCAAATTCACTTGAAGAAGGAATAGTGACATAATCGTTAGTTGCTGCTGCTAATTGTAATGAAGCAGTTCCATAGTATTTGACTGTGGTATCCAGTTGAGCACTATTGGAGAATGATGGGATATGGTAGTCTTGACCATTTGCCTTTGTTCTACCAACTTTACCAAGATAGATTACCTGATCTGCCTGATTAAATCCAAGAACTTCTGCTTTAGTATCTTGAGTTCTAAGTACTTGACCTTTAGCAAAGAATCCATCACCTTTAGGATTGATGTAAGAAAGTTTTCTTGCTCTCGCACCTTCTCCAGCAATAAATTCACCAGTATTTCCACCATACTTAAGTTTGTAATTTCTAATAGTTTCATTCTCTTGAATAGGTCCACCAACTAGATTATCATAAGGAACTACGATATTATTAAGTTGTTCATTAGCAGGGAACTGTGAGTTGAAAGCAGTAGTATTATCAGTATACTGAACAACACTAACTTGTGATTTAGAAATATCATCAAGAACAATATTTGGATATGATGTAGATGAAATTCTATTCATCAATAGACCAAAGAATGATGATCCTTCAGAAATATTAACCTGACTTATAAATTCTTGAGTTGTAGGATCTTGATATGCACTTGTTTGAGTAACACGAGCAACAACACCAGATTTAGCACCAATAATAACATCATTTAATTGAATATCAAATAGACCTGGAGTAGACTTATATGTTCCAGCAGTCTTACTTAAAGTAAGTTCATCTGTTACTGCAATAACAGTTCCGTAAATTGGGAAATCTTCTTGATGTGAAACAGCAACTGTTCCATTTTGTCCTCTGCTAACTGTTAGAGTTGTTGAATCATTTCCATCAACAATATTAGTAACAGTAACAACTTCAGATCCAAGTTGATAACTTGTACTGGTTGTAAATGTTCCAGCAGGAACAGGACCATCTGTAGTTGATCCATCAGGAACTACTTCTATTGAAGTTGTAGAAGGACCAACTGTATAACGTAATTGTGCTAATGCATTTTCCAAACCTCTTTGTAGGTTAATCTGTTCTACTTTAGCAGTATCATTAGTTAAGTTCTTAACTTGTTCTCCATACTGGAATAATCCAATATTAGAAACATTACTTTGAACATCTAAGTTAGCACTAAATCCAGTTGCACTAACAGTTACGTTTTCTGCAGCAATAAATGTTCCTTCTGTAATGAAACCAAATATAGTATCACCAACAACAGAAGTTACAGTCAATTTAGCACCAGAGTTTGTTCCAGTTAAAACATTACCTGGACTTGGGAAAATACCACTTTGGTTAGTAAATGTATTACTTACAATTGCAATCTGTGATATTTTAATATTAACATACTTAACACTTGCAGGTGGTTGTGGTGGTTCACTAAAGACGATAGAATCACCTTGAATCTCAAATGCAGTTCCAGGGTTCTGAACAATACCATTCAAAACAATCATTAACTGATTAGCGTTAGCAACAACGGTGTTGCCATCAACTGTTAGAGGGAATGCAATCTTCTCACCATCAAATTGACCAGAAATATCATCAATTCTCTGTACAACAGAAGTCAAAATGTTCTCAGAAGATGTCAATCTCTTCTGACGGAATAAAACCTCTGTATTATTAAATTCTGAGTAAATTGGTTCTACAAGAGCAAAACTTTGAATATTTGGAACAATCGCTTCTCTTGCAAGTTCAACAGACTTAGTAAGTTGGAAATCTGTATCTTTATTTGGAATAAATCCATAATCAGATAGATTTAACTCACCAAATACCTTAAATGATGCAGGGTGAACGTTCTTAATAAGAATCTCTTTCCACTCACTAATAGAAACAGCAGACTTAATAGCATAAGAGAAGTCCTGATAATAGTAAGAGTCTTGGATCTTCTGAATAATCTCAGATGGTTTACCAACATCATCAATGAATTGACCAGTAGTTTTAGTGATAGAACCAATTTCAAGAACACCACGAGCAATATTTAAATCACTAATAGTACCTGAAGACTTAGAAATAACACCAGTAACCTTTTGTGTCTCTGCGAAAGTTCCAGTATAATCAACAATCTTAAGAATTCTAGGTCCAATCTGCCAACCTTGGTTAGTAGAAACGTATCCAGTAGCAGTTGCAGTATCTAATGAATCACCTTGATAAACAAGTTCTCCTTCTAAGAAAGTAGAAGTGATAACGTTTGCAGTAGCAGAACCACCAAATGATTCAGTTAATACTTGTTGACGACCTTCACCAGCGTTAACAAAGGAAAGAGCGTCACCTAATTCAGCATTTGCTGCAGTAAGAGCAAGTTTTAATTGGTCATTTTCTAGTGAATTTGCAGCACCAGAAATTGCATAATAAGTAGTAGTTCCATTAAGACGACCAACAGCACCAGCAGCAAGTGGGAAATCAGCACCATCTCCTGTATCAACTACGTTTAAAGTTACAGCAGCACCATTTGTAATACCATGTGGGAAAGCAAACTGTAAAAGACCTAAGTCAAGGTTAACAACATAGTTGAATGAAGACTTAAGTGAAACAGTTGGTGTAGAAGAATATCCAGCACCTGGATCCTTAACAATGATTATGTCTAATCTACCATTCTTAATAGATGATTCTGCAGTTGCACCAGATCCACCACCACCTGTAATTACAACAGCAGGTGCTTGTGAATATCCAGAACCTGGATTTGTAACAGTAATACTAGAAAGAATACTTGTAGAAGTAAGCTGTGCGTTTATTGGGAACGAAATCTCAGGGCGTAGTGTATAGTCATGAGGATAATCATAACCAAAGTTATTATTCTTAAGTTTCTTAATCTTACCAACTTTATCTGCCTTAGTAAAGATAGATGCCTGAGTACCTGCATTTGGAATAACAACAGTTAATTTAGCACCAGAACCAGTTAATCCTGCTCCAAGAATACCAGGTATTGCTTCAATATCAATTGATGCAGTAGTATAATTTTTACCTGGAGAAGTAACTGTAACTGCTTGAATTTGACCTGGAATAGTTACACCTTCACTGTCTAATCCATCAGCAACAGTAATTTCAACTAATCCACCTTCACCATTACCAGCAATAGGAACAGCGTTATAAACACCATTAGCATATTCAGTACCTGGATCCTCAATAGCAACTCTTTCAATCTGTCTTGTAGAAGTAATACTACTTACAATTGGTAGTCTAGTGTAGAATCCACCAGAGTTGACAATACGAACATCAGATATAGATCCAACTGCTTTAACAGAACTTGTACTATAAGTTGTCTGAGATACTTCAGCATCACCTTCTGGTTCATCTAATAGAGGGAATTTGAATGTATCAGCACCACGAGTAATTGTTGCACCAGCAACAGAACTAATTGAGAATGTTCCCTTATATGGAGAATTAGTAACATCTAGGTAACTAGAAGGATTAATTGGAGAATCTGCTCCAATTCTTGAAGGATCAAAGTAGTATGATATGTTAGTTAAAATATTATCATCAACTTTTAACTTAACTATAGGTGTAGGAACACCTTCTCCACTTACACCAGGAGTTCCAGTTCTTTCAATTGAGTTGAATGAATATTCAAGTTTGTATAGGTTATCTTTAGAGAATGATAAGTTACCACCAAGTAATGAACTATGACTCATGTCAAAGATGTACTGGTGACCATAATACATCTTCAATACAGGAGATTTAACAAATATGTTAACGCTACCTGCTGATGTAGCAGGAGAAGTAGTTGCTACCTGTTTTAGTTTATATGTAAATTCTAATGGACTTACAACAGAATTAACAGCAAATGCACCATCATACTCGTCAAGACTGTTCTCTGTTGGGTTACCATCAACATAAATCATCTCACCTGCAGAAAGGTAATGACTTGTTCCAGTAATTACATAAACTTCATCACTATTAGATACTGCACTAACTTGAAGAATCTTAGTTAGATTTGCAACTAATGTAATTTTGGTAACTGCAGTTAAACCAGTAATTTGTGCAGTAGAATAAGCAGCATTATATGAAATATTACTATCGGTAATATTAATAACAGAACCAACGATATATGGTGATCCAGTAGTAACTTCATCAATTCTTACTGAATAATCATTATCAGAATAAGGTTTAAACTTAGCATAACTATCAAGGTCTTGTCCACCACCTGCATTATAACCAGTACCACTTAAATTATAATCATCAAGATCAATATCAAATGTTCCAGGAGTTGTATTGTTAACCTGAGCAAATGTATATCCTACAATTTCATTAACATCAGCAGGAATAGGTCCAACAATACCATAAGTGCTTTGCTCACTAAACTGTTCTGTAACTAAGTTACCTGTGTTTAGATCATTAGACCAAGCATTATTATTAATTGCAAGATATATTTTATTATTAGTAGTATCCTGTCTGATAATGTATCCACTATTAACAAAGGTTCCTGCATTATTATTAAGTCTTAATTTTGTTCCTGTAGTAAAATTAAACGCCTGATTTAGAGTAAGTTCTTGAACATTATCAATTTTTATAGTATTAGTTACTTTGAAATAGTATTTGTCTTTAACTACAGCAGATACAGATAACTTCTGAGAACCTGGTGAAGGAACAGTAGCAGTTCTAGAACTCCATACGTCCTGAGTATAGGTCATAGTCTCAGTATCTTGAGCCATTGTTATAGTGGCATCATCAAAGTCTAAACCTTGGAATCCAGCATCAGCTAATGCAAATCCTGTTGTTACAACAGTAAGTGATGTAGGAGTAATAGTAGTTCCTATTTCATCTGCTCTAATAAATCCTAACTTAGTATTAGTTCTTTCTGTATAAGTACCAACTCTTGCAGCATCAGCATTCTTATCAACTTTAATACCAATACCAGTGTAATCAATATAATCAAACTTGTTTAAGTTAGTAGTAAACCAAGCATCATCTTCCCAATTATATCCAATTGAAAATGCTCCAGCAAGAGGTAAAACACCAATATCACTAGGAACAGTTGGTGTAACTGCTCTGTTTCTCAAACGTAAGTTATCAACATGGTATTGACCCTGTTCATTTGAACGCCAGTTATTAAGAGTTCCACTTCTACCAGAAATATTACCAATAACTAAATCTTTACTACCTAATGAAGTATCAGGAACTGTAGATTGAATTACTTGAATACCATTACTATAAACAGTAAATATATTTCCTTCTTTCTTTAATCCAATAGTTTGCCAAGTATTAGTAGCATATATTGTGGTTGCTGTGCTAAGTTGAGCACTTCCAGCATTTAAAGCAGTAGTATTATTAGTAACTGCTAATCCAATCTTACCAGTACTAATTTCAAAGTATAACCAAAGACCACCAGTTGTGACTGTTGCATCACCAATAGAAATTAGAGTTTCTTCATTTTGACTGAATACATTACTATTTGAACTATCCCTATAAAGGAAGAATTCTATAGTCCAATCGTCAGCAAGTTTAGTCCCAAGATCCGCAGCTGGGAACTTAATGTAAGCATTTTCCCAGACAGTTGGACTTGCAAGTTGAGATCCGAGTATTTTTGCATATCCACCTTGGACAGTATTTTCATAACTTAATGAACCTCCTGTAGTTACTATAGTTGGAGTATAATGACCAGTTGTATCTGTTGTTGCTCCACCTGTGAATGGTAATAAGAATTCATTTCTATTCCAAGAAGATTGACCATATAGATGAACATCACCAGAATTATCAACATCTAACGAATTAATAGTAACACCTTCAACATTATTAAGATTGAAGAGATTAGATGAATGTTCCTTAAGATTACCACTATAACCAATCTTAAAGGATCTTGCAGTCTTAAGACCGTTAATTCCACTTGTTAAAGTAACACCAACGTTAAGATCACCAAAAACATCAATTGCAGTCTTACTTACTGCTTGAATTGCATATTCTGTGCCACTTTCATTAGGTATCTGATACCTATAGTTCCAAATAAGATTACCATCAATATCTGTTTTACCAACCCAGAAACTATTCTTTGTTGTATTATTTGCCTTAAGTCTGCAAGTTGCAGTTAAATAAATTTCATTAAATTCATCAATACAAATACTAGAATCTAAGAATGAATATGAAGTATTTGAATATGTTTTAACATAATCAATAGTAATTGCACTAGTACCAATTGTTGCTTTACCTAATCCAAGATCAATAGCAGTAGCATTAGGACTTGCAGCACTCTCTACAGAGAAATAAACATTACCAGCATTAACAACTAATCCAGTAATTTTTTCTGAAGTAGTAGTACCTGCAACCTTTCTCTTAAGTGCAAAATTACCTGTTGTATCAATAAGAGCAATATATGCATCAAAAGGATTAGTTGAGTTTGTATTTGTATAACCACCTATAACAAATCTAGTATCAGAAAGTTTAGTAATTGCAGTTACACTATCAGAACGAGTAGAACCAGAAATACCAGCATATCCTTTCTGGAATCCTAGTGTTGCACTAAGACCATTTGATGCTTGAGTGTACTTGGCTAGAATAATATCTGGGTTATATGAATCTAAAAGATTACTATTTGGTCTATTGTTACCAACAACCCAAACATCATTTCCATCAACATAAAGTTTTTGGAATTCACAATATTGTCCACCACCAGTAAGTTCTAAATTTTTCTCCCATTCTTTAACACCAGTTGCAGATAATTTAGAAACAAAACCAATTTCGTTACCATTAGTATCCTTTGTTTTACCACAAATAAAGATTTCTTTATTTTCATTAATAACAACGTCATTTACTTTAACATAGTTGTTATTATCAATCTTAGAAACATAGTAATCTGCTTTCTTAAACACCTGTGGATGTGAAAGAATAACACGAGGATTAGTTGTGTATCCAGAACCTGAATTAATAATATTAACAGTCTCGATTGCTCCAACAGAAGTTACAACTGCTTGTAATTCTCCACCACTTCCAGTAGCACTATCAATAGTAATTGTTGGAGGAATATCAGAATTATAACCAGAACCAGTCTGATTAATAACAATTTCTTCAATACCTTTGAATTGACGAACAGTAAAGGTCTTGTTCGTATTATTCATTATTGGATTATATGTCACAAAGACACTATCACCAATTACTAGGTTATGAGGTTCTGTAGTCTTTAAAACACCAAAATTCTCTCCACTAATGTTTTCAAAACTATAACTTTCAACTGCTTCACCCTTAATTCTAGAAACACGAGCAGAAACACCAGTACCATCAGTACCAGTATTATCAAATTCTAAACGGTCATTAACCTGATAGTTAATACCTGGGTTTTCAATAGTAAATCCATTTACAGAAGCATCTTCAAATTTAGTGATAGTTTCTACTTCAATATCAACTTTAGAGTCAAATGTTACTTTAGGGAAGTAATCAAATAACTGTAAAGGTGATTCTTCAAACATTTGATCTGGATCATCAGTTTCTATCTGATCTATTACACCACTTCTATCTTCATCTTCTACTTCAAATAAGATTATATCTCCAGATTCAGTTGTAAGAGCATTTGTAGAAACATTAGGTGCTCTTGATACATCAATGTCAACATTCTCATATGGGTCTCTATAACGGACAACACCAGTAGGAATGTTCTGCTGAACAGCAGAAGTGCTTAAATTCCACTTATCTACAACAGAGTTGAAACTTGGTCCTAAAACATATGGGAATTCAGGATTACCAGCAGTAGTATTGTCAATAGTAACAAAATAGCAATATCTACCAGTTGGATAATCAGGTGTTTTACAAAAACGACCATTATATTGGTCTAGATCCCCTAGTCCAAAAACATATTCGTAGTCTTCAACGAAAGAACCATATGGATACAATAGAGTTCCATTACTATCTGTATCCGTAAGTAAAGGTCCATCAGTTCTAACTGGGTATGGATTAGTTGCAGCATCATATATAAGAGCAGGTTTAACCCTGTATGAAGTACTCAATCTAGTTATTACAGAACCTTGGTCAGTTGGATCAGAATATCCATAAGGACCATAAATTGGGTTACCATCAAATGCCCAACCAATAATAGGTGAGTGAACAACAGAATCCTCTTTTTCTAGGATTGTACCAGTGTTTGACTCATAAAGGTTATCACCTAAGATATATCTTAGTGTTTGTGGGTTAGAAAGGTGGGCATATTCACCACCATACTGATTATTATATCCTTCAAATACACCACCCTTTGCAGAGTCTAAAGTTGCGGTTGATTGTAAGTTATAAGTCCACTCAAATACATTTGCACTGAATAATGCAGAAGATCCAACTGAATCTAGATTAATAATAGTAGTTCCTTGAAGATATCCAATACCTCGGTTAATAATCTCAATATTAGTAACTCTACCAGCATTTTCTCCATCAACGTCAATAGTTGCTCTAGCAACTGCACCAAAACCATCACCTTGAATAGTAATTTCAGGAGCAGTAGTATATCCAGATCCAGCAGATATAATAGCAATTGATATAATACGTCCATTCTGTACAATTGCTTGTGCAACAGCACCAGAACCAGAACTTAAAGTAACACTAGGTTTAGATGTGTATGCGGAACCACCAGAAGCAACGTTAATAGTTTTAATCGGACCTCTAACAGATGCGGTAGCAGCAGCACCAGAACCACCTCCACCTACAATAGTAATTTGAGGTTGTGAAGTATATCCAGTTCCACCAGAATTGATTAGAATACGTGAAACAACACCTTTAGTAATAATAGCGGTTGCAGCAGCTCCAGACCCTCCTCCACCGACTATAGAGACCAATGGTGAGGATGTATAATCAGATCCACCAGTAGTTACAGTAACTTCACTGATAGCACCGTCAACAACTACGGAAGCAGTAGCACCAGAACCTCCACCACCAGAAATTGTAATAGCAGGAGGAGAAGCAGCATCATAACCTGAACCAGCATTTGTAATGCCAATACTTGTTATAGCACCAAATGTCTTAGTTAAACTTGACTTATAAGACCATACAGAAACACCATTTACCCAAGTTCCAATTGGACCAGCACCAATTAAGTCCTTTGTAGAAATTGTAGTAGGTATTTTAGGGAATCTTGTTAATTTTCTTTGGTTACCAGGAAGAAGTGCTGATCCTGGGAAAGGTCCAATATTATAGTTTGGAATACCAGTAGAAGCAAGATAAACGTAATTGTCGTTAAAGAATGAGTTCTGAACGTTAGTCGTATAAGGACTAATAGCATTGTTTATTGCAGTACTAGTAGATTTACCTTTGTTAAGGTCAATAGATACCAGAATATTACCCTGTGGGATAACAGTAGCAGGTTGAGGTAATGCATATTGGAAAACAGTATCACTATCTCTAGATGTTACAAGAAATGTTCCATTATAAAGGATTGGGTTAGCACCATAGATGGTTACCTGATCTCCTACCAAAAGACCGTGATCATTCTTACAAGTAATAGTCGCGGATTGGTTATTAATACCACCAAATGCTACAGAAGTAACTTCGATTAATTTTTTAACGTTATACAACCAAGTTGTAAGTTCAGGAGTAGTTCCTGTTCCACCTAACTTAGAAACTGTTAATTTATCACCAGGTAAGTAGTAAGATCCAGTATCAGTAAGAGTTGTTTGTTGAGCATCAACGATACCAACAATATTCATCACCACTTCTTGAGGAGTTCCCTTATTAATGTAAACATTAAAGTTAGATTTTACCTCTGTAGCAGAATCCCAGTCCTCAACTACACCATTTACTGATCTAGTACACTCAATGAACTGGTTTAATGATTTTTCCTTATATTGAACAATTTCTCTAGTATCAGTTGAACTACCAATAATAAATTCACCGTTTCTTTCAGGCCAACCAATTGTAGAGTCAACAGTAATAATAGATTCAGTTTTATTAAGCGGTTCTGCTAATTTTGTCTTATAAGGAACAATAAAGGTTCCCGCAATAGTTTCTTCGGAAAGAACTAATTCATATATGGTAACTTGTGATGTTCTAATTGAAATATAATTTTCTACAAGAGCACTTGCTTCTTTAACATTAAGGTCAGCAATATCCGCTTCTTGGGTTAAAAGACCGTCTTGAATATCTGTAGGATCACCACTAACTAAAGTAGCACGCAAAATAGTGTCAATAGACCATGTTGCAGCAGATGGTTTGATTATCTGATCTTTAGGATAAGATATACTAACTGTCTCACCATAAAGTAGTTTAAAGAGATATCCAATACTATATGATGTTCCTTTAGAACTATAAAAGTCCTTAATTGTCTTAATTGCTGTTCTAACATCAATTTTAGAGTAATCTAATGTAGGAACATCTGGTAAATACTGTTCTGTGTACTTGTCAAGTAATCTCTTAACAAATAACGCATCTAAGCACTTAATTGGTTCATCTACCGCATGTGCAGATGCAATAGTATTATTTGTAAATATTGCGTTACCACTTTCCGTATAAGAAGTAATAGAAGACGCAGCACGAGCACATCCAGTCAATTGTGCCTTCTGATATCCGCTACCAGCTTGATTTACTGTAAAACCAGTAACTTCATTTAAACCAATCTCCGCAGATGCTTCAGCAGCAGGAGGTGCTTGAATAACAACCACGGGAGGAGCAGATTGACTGTATCCTCCACCAAAAGCACTAATATTAATATCTGTAATCTGACCATTGAAGATTGATGCAGTTGCTATAGCACCAGTTCCACCAGCATATGCACCAGTAGCATCAGTTCTGTTATCTACGATATAAACAGAAGGAACATCACTATAACCTACACCACCACTTAAAAGTTCAATATTTGTTACTCTACCTTGATTATCAACAGTAGTTTCAAGAACTTGAGCACCTACTGGGTCAATAACTGCCATTCTAGGAGTAGATGTATACCCTTGACCAGCATTTAAAATGTTAATGGATGTAATTTCACCATCACTACTTAAAACTGCTTGGAACGCTGCTTTAATTGGATTTGTACCAGTTGGTTCATCAATATAGACTGTTGGAACAGTTGTATATCCAAAACCAGAACTAGTAATACTTACTGCAGTAATCTGTCCATTAACAACGGTTGGAGTGCCTAGTACAGCACCTCCTGGTTGCCTGAAAGTGATTCTAGGTGTGAATGTATATCCAGAACCAGAATTAGTGATTGTAAGAGCACTGACAGCACCATTAGTAACAGTCGCAGAAACAGTTGCTGCAGTTGCTCCTACAGCAGTAGGTGCTTGAACTTGAACTACAGGTGGATTAGTGCTACTATATCCCTGACCACCTTCTAATAGTGCAATACTCTTAAGACCATTAACTAAAGCAGAAGCAGAAGCACCGCTACCATTCTCAGTATTAATAGAAATCTTTGGAGGATACTCAGACTTATATCCAGTACCATTTTTACTAATAGAAATACCAGTTAGAGTTCCAGTATCACTAATACGTGCATAACCTACAGCACCAGCACCAAAAGAAGGAATAGGTGCTTCAATAGAGAATAATGAAAGGAATCTACCGTTTAATGGTGCTGTTAAGAAGATAAATTGATCACCATCGATGAAAAAGTCTACTTTTGGAGTTAATAGACGATTATCATAAATTGCAAGAACATATTCATCAGCAATAGGTTCATATCTTGCACCAGATCTAGTAATAGTAAATTGTCTCTTACTTTCACCAAAACTACCAGAAAGATTGTCTAAAGCAACAATCGTATTCTCATTAAAACCGTTTAAGTAAGTAATATAAGTTGATGACGCATCATCAGCAGGTATTCTAGTTCTAGGAGCAGTAGTGAATATTATATTTGTTCCTTCGACACTATAGTCTGTACCAGGAATTAAAACCTTACCGTAATTACTAACAATCAAATGCTGCACAGAAGGTGGAGCAATAGGATTATCTTGAGATGTTAATGGGAAAGATTGTCTAGACCCATCAAAACTCATTAATGGACTTGCAAGGTTAATCCACTTTAATTTAACCTGATCATAAGAAACACCTGGACTTAGAGCAATATTGGGTCCAGCTTGTGCTTTTTCATAGTAAATTACTTCATCACCTATGAGAACAGAACCATCGTTCTCAAGAAATTGATCAACACTCTCTACAATTATTATATCGTCTGTCGCACTTATTGATTCTACTACCTTCGTTGCACCATCCAGAATGCTAATGTCTAGTTTATCAATATCCAAATAACCAAGGAAGTTATTAAGAATATTCTGTCCTAGACCTGTTTTTTCCTGAGATTGATAATAATACTCAAGAAACTTATTAAAGAGAGGATAATCCTGCTCTACAAATTCGGGAGTCTGTCTATTGACTGCCTGTGAAACCTTATTGATACTTGTCATCTAATGCTCTAATTATGATGAACTGGATGTGACTGCAACCGTTGATGGTGTTTGATCAAAGATTGTTGGTGTCAAACTATTTAGTGGGATAGTAGGAGGTGGAGTCGTTCCAATTGCAGCGACTGTTATTTCTGGTAAAACGATATTAATAATAGTTCCTGGTGTAGAAGCAGGAATGCTACTAGAGTTCGCAGGAATAAACTGAACAGGAATCTGTAATCCAGTAGGAAGCAACGATGCATCACTAACACTACCAACACCAGTAGTGGAATCAGTGATTGTAACTGCAGTTGTTGATACGTTAGATCCAGATCCAATTATATTAACTGGTCCAAAAGCAATTGTTCCAGTGTCATAATTTACTGTACCCGCACTAGTGTTAGTGTAAACCTTTCTAGTTCCAGTATTATAGAAGGTTTTTAACTTACCAAAACCATCATCTTCAAATTGTTGATCAATACCTGGTCTGTCAGAAGTTCTAAACGATCCAGATAACAAGATTGGTTCTTTTGTTGTAGTTGTAGATGTAACATCAGTCGAACTAGGAGCACTGTTATAGAGTGCTGAACCAGTAGAAATGGTATATGTGTTGGTTGAGTTGGTAATTGGATTAATGTACCTTAGAATAGTTGTCTGAAGTGAAACGTCAGTTACACATTTGTCTGCCAATGTAACCGCTTTTTCAAACTCCTGTGATCTAAAGGTAGAATTAAAATTGTTTATTTGTGTTTGACTAGCCCAATCAGTAATAGCATTTGACACATTAGTCTTAATTGTTGATGTATCAGATCCGCATCCTGTATCATATGAAACAAAAACTTTAGGATATATGAAAATATTCTCTGGATCAATGACTACAGGGTCAATAGATGCCATTGCATAGTTCCTAAGTGAAGCAGCAATAGTCTTTTTAGTCTGATCATTGAGTAATGATCCTGTTTTAGTTCTGATAGCAATGTATACTTTTCCGTAAATTGGAGGATTCAATGAATCTCCACCATATGCAACTACAGAATCTGCGTTATCATATACCTTTTTAGTAATTAAAGCGTAATCTTGTGCGGTAACTGCTCTATATTGAGAAGAATAATACCGTGGAGCATTGTATTTAATAGATTCAACCGACTCAGCTGCGGCTCCTAATTGAGATTTATTGACAATTGTGAGCGTAGTATCGGATGCAGTGTAAGATCCTCCTAAAGAATCGCTAATTTGACCAATAAATGAGAGTCTATTGATGTCATTTGCTTCAGCACCATCCGTAACTAGGTACTCAAGAGTAACAACTTCTCCATCTTTTAAAGCACGACCTATACTATCATCACCAAATTTAACCTCATAACGCATATCTTCACCCTCAGAGAGGAAGAATATCCTTGAAGTAGCGGTAAGATTAGTTACTGTGTCTACTCTATTGTATAAATCAGATGTTGTTGAAGATTCGTTTGCTTTTACCCTAATACTTAAAGTGCTAATATCGCAGTTAGGAGAAGGGATTACATAAGTCTGTTGTTGGAAAGTATTAACAATATAAGAAAATGAAACTATAGATCCTTGTCTAACTACAAGATCACTTAAAGTCGCCTTTCCTGTAACAGAATCAACAGATGCAGTAGTAGGTGCAACGACATTGAAGAAATACTTACCACCAGATACTACTGGTCCTTTAGCAAGGGTAATAGTACTTGGATATGAATTACTTGTTTGCGTTGTTTGAACGTCTAAATTTATAGTTGCTTGGGATGCAATAATAGAACGTGGAACATAATTTAGTAATTTTGCAATATTTACAATATTGTCTCTAACTGTAGCAGAAGGTAAAAACGCTTCATTTAATGACATATTAGCATTAAATGACGTATAATAGGTATTATACGCTAATACATCGATTAGATACGATAATGCTGCTCCATCGAAGTCATAATCAGTAAACTCTTCACGAGTCCTCAAATAGGACTTAATAGATGCTTTAACATCGGTAAAATCTAATGCTGTAAGATTATTCGGTTGCATTATTCAGGTCTCTTTAATACGAAATCGACAGATTCAACGATAGGTTGTCCAACTATGCGATATTCTACAGTAACATCAAATCTACTATAGACTTCTGATACGTTAACAGTAACATCGATTAGACTAATTCTAGGCTCATACTGATTAAGAGTATTTATTATCTCATCTCTAACTGCATCAGCAGTCATAAGATCTAAGGGTTCAAACAAGAGTTCAAATACTGCACACCCAATATCGGGTTGAAACAATCTTTCTCCCTTTTGTGTAAGAACTAAACACCTTATTGCTTGTTTAATAGCATTCTCATTCTTAACGACACCACTATCCTTCGTAATACTATTACGTTTTAACCCAAATGCAATATCTTTAAATGCACGGGATAAGTTTACTTTCTTACCAGAAACTTCTTTTAATGCCATTAAACAGTATAAAATGTGTACTTAAGAAACAATTCTTCCATTGGAACAACTGGTCTAATCACTCGCACATAATATCGATTATCTATCAGATATTTTTCACAATTTGGATGGTCAGAATGGTTAATAAACCCTCCTAACGGTGTCCTAATAATCTCATTATCAATAATAAGATGAGACATACCAAGTTCAGTGCCAACATCTATTGCTACACGGGTAAAGATACCTTGACCAGCAATAGAACTTTCATTGATGAATAATCCATCGGGCAGTGCCTTATACATCACAACTACATTATAACTATCTTACTATTTAGTCGGTTTTCCTAACTGCGTTCACGCTTATGACTAGTCGATCAGTACTATTATTCTTTTCATACATTGATCCATGCTTTAACCATGATGGAAATATCACTAAATCTCCTGATTCTGGTTCAAAATGCCAATATTCATATAAACTTTCATCTCTTCCCTTCTCATCCAACCTATAATTAAACTCTATATGAGGATTTGGATTTTCAAAATATAATTTACTACAATTCTTAGGTGCATTAACAAATAATGCAGCAGATATTACACTAAAGGGGTGATTATGTTGTCTTAAGACACTCCCTTCAGATTGGAGGTTAAACCAACTATTAGTCAAAGTTACTGGTTGTATGCCGTATTGCTTCGCATACCTGTTTAAAACGTCCTCTAATGCCTCAGAAAGGTCTAGACCAAGGGTTTTATCTATCTCATTTAAAATACTGTCTGTATGAGAAAGAGGACGTGTACTGCCACTAGAGCATACTGCGTCCCCTTCTAACATATTATGTTGACCTGATTGGTAGTCCTTACAAAAATCGACTATAGGTTGAACCTCTATAGTCTTTAATAATCCCCTCCAATGGGTTACTGGAGTGGGAAAAAGGTTAAAATCGGTCTTATTTGGTCTCAAAATTGCTTAGGATGAGTAATAACATCACCATGTATCTCACCGATGTCATCTATGTGAGCATGATCGATCTGTTCAATATGCAAATGTTCTAAAGAATTAGCAATTCTTTCAAGTGCATTAGCAATTCGATTAAATTCTTCACTCATTGTTGGCTTCTTTAATTGCCTCTATTATAACACCTTTTAATTGTCTTAGCTTCTTCTTTCCGAGACCAGCTCGTGTATCAATTTTTACCTTCAACCAATAGACAAAAGCAAGTACTAGTATGAATTGGATACCTTCTCCCCAAGAGAGGTTCCATGCCTCGTTAAGATCTAGTGATGCTGCTGCAAAATGAATCATTTTCCTTGTCCTCTATACTTCTTTTGTGCATGGTTTCGTGAAGTCGCTGCAAGTTTTGTTCTTGCAGAACGTCCTTGGCGGGTTTTCTTGGGTATAGGCTCAATATAGTTCTTATCTGAGCCCCAAGCAACGGATTTTGCCATAAAATACCTTAAATTACGTTAATTTGTGGATCGCTCGCCACATATATGCTTATTATAGCACTTTTTTCTCAATTTTGTCTAGTTTTTCGTAAATTTTAGTGAAATTTTGGAATAAATCGAGATCTTTGTCCTCATCTGATGGTTTATAGTAGGTTTTATCTGGTGTAGGCATCTCTTGGATCCTTTTTTCTATCTCTACTAACCTACCAGCGATTGCTTCAAGACACATGTTAATTGCATCATGTGCTTCTTGATTATCTTGCCAAGGATCAACGTTTTGTTTGTTCGACATCATACTCAATAATAATTTTCTTAGATGTTCTACCAGTGGAATCGAATACCTCTCTTCTCTGCATAGTACCACCTAATAGTGCAGTAAGTGTAAGTAACTCACTTATAATCTCACCTTTATCCATTACCAATAACCTCTTCGTGTTAAATTGTCAATTTTATCCTGAGTAGTTGCCAGATCGATAGGAGGGAACCAGCGTTTCACTTTACCTCCTATGACCAGACAGTAGGATTTGCAGAATGGGAACTTCAATTACTCGAAGGTGACCTAAAATACTTGTTAATTACCTCTATCTGGTCATGATAACGAGCAATTTTGTCTAATTCTGTCTGTATTGCCTCTGTAATATCGGAATGTTCTCCAATACCAGCAGGATTTTCTAAGTAAACATTGACGTTTACCTTATGTTTTTCAATTTCACCTTGAGCATGTGCTAAAACTGCTCTAAGTAACTGTTCTCTCATGTGGATTGCCATTAGTAAATGTTTTCCTCCTCGCCTAAACGTATTATAACATCAGAAGTTGGATATGCAACACATGTTAATACAAATCCTTCTTCTACTTGATCATCATCGAGGAAAGATTGTTCCTCTTGATTAACAGTACCCTCTAATACCTTACCTGCACATGTAGAACATGCACCAGCACGACATGAGTAAGGAGCATCAACACCTGCATCATCTGCCTTGTCTAGTATATATTCGTCTTCTGCACACTCGAACGTAGTAGATTCACCTTCCTTATCAATCAGCGTAACATTAAAGGTTGCCATAAGTTGTATTGCAAGATACTATATTATGTATCAGTTGATAATGTAATATTAAAGGATACTGATATACGATCTAAATCTTGTGTATTTGGTTTAACTGAATGATAAAGTGCTGATGGGAACATTATAATACGTCCTTCAGTAGGAGGAAACCAATAACCTGAATAAAAATTATTCTTTTCTTTATACTCTTCACTATAATGTCTCTCTTCAGCAAAGTAAGCATATGCCTGTGGAGAAGTAAAATATAGATTTCCAGAACCTTCAGGTGCTTTAATCCAAAATACACCTGCTATATCAGATCCAGAATGCATATGGTACTCATTATAACTATTCTTTCCATTAATCATAGTCCACATAGCAGTAAATTCTAGTCTAGTATCTTCCTTAAGAATCTTATTACTAGAGAAATACCATGCAACATGGTCAAATATAGTATCTTTTATTATATTATTATCGTCTTGATGTATATCAGTCCTCGAATGCCACCCGCCACAATTTGATTTCTTTATTCCTTGTGGATCCAAGGCACGCTCCTTCAAACATTGACCTATAAGGCTGCCTTTTATATCACCGTAATCAGGAATATCGATACGATGAATAATACTAGGGAAGATATTCATTATACTTTGATATCAAATGACCAACCAATTGACTTAATATAATCAAAACAAGTCATCCTTGGTGTCTTAGGCCAACGTTCATCACGATGTTCACGAATGTTATCCATATAAGTCTCTAATGTTTCGACTGTGGAAAACTCTCCTTGCTGTTCATGTTGATCATTGTATAGTACATAGATCATGATTACTGCTTCTCTTCTTCTTGTTTCTTAAGATGGAACCCCTGTTCATTGACATCATATTGTAGAGGTGTTTCTGTATTCCAACCTAACTCTTCACAAATATCGTATGGAATCGTAAGAACAAGATCGCCGTAATCGTCTTCATCCAACTGTGTTGTGAATCTTTTACTCATTATATTCAAAGGCGATTTACTACTTGTGGGGTAGGGAATTTTACTTTCCATTCATCCCACAAGGTATATAGTGCCTCAACATCTTTACATACACCACTTTCAACGGCTTGTTGGGAACATTCATACATTCTCGTATCTAAAAAACCTTCCTTACGTACAAGATGCTCAAGGCATCTAGTGCGATCATCTTGGAATGTTTGTGAAAACTCTAAGGACATCTTTTTTTACTGGGGGATTTTTTTATATAGAGAAGACATGAATAGTTCATAATATATCTCTCTCTGGGGAACCTTTGTAGGTTAGGGTCTCTATCGGTTTTATATTAAGGGCCGCCAAGAAAGGCGAAAACCCCCACCAGGACTGCGATTTGACCTGCTTTCTTTACATATAGTGGGTGACTATTTGTTAGTTTACATTAAAAAAGAGGGGTTATTTACCCCTCTATTATAACACTAACTGTTTATCTTGTCAAGTATTAAGAATCATTCCAGAATAGAAGGGGTTGTTGTTACTTTGTACGAACCATTCCCAGTTTCGTTGATACAAACCTCTTCCTAATCCTGTGAAGGTTTCTAATAACGAGTTCAACCTACTTTTCGTGGTATTTGATTGCCAACCCCCATCAAATATCTGGAGATTGTTATCACTTACCGTTGCAATGTGGTTGCCGTGAAGATAAACAAATGCTTGAGAATTGTCTGCGGAAAATGTTACTGAAGTGTTGGAAGATGAGAAGGGTTTCTTGTTAGAAATCGCTCTGCACATGTTCTTTTCAATAACTCTCATAGATTGTCCTTTGTTTGTTTATACTATTATAATACAGTATTTTGAGGTTGTTGTCAGTAACTAGTGGACACTTTCCCCACTGTCACATAACCCCCCTGAGAGACCCCTGCCTATTTCTTTATACTAACTGTGGCAATACTTCTCGGCAGTTTGTGTTAGTAACTCCCAGAATATTGCAGTTTATTAAATGTTATTGACAAGTCGGTAATCTGCGTGCTAAGGCAACACTTTCTCCACAGGTTTTTCCACACTAAAGTAAACACTACTAGATTTATATTACCATTTAATTGTTTCCACAAATTCACGTAAGTTTTCCACATAGTTGTTAATAACTCCTCCATAATCCTTCTTTTCGTATATACTCCCATTGCATAATTACGAGTTCCTTTAATGTTATCCAGACGTAGTTAATCTGTTCTCCGTGAGTAACATTTTTATAGTTGTAATCGTCTGGTAATTGTTTCATTGTACATCCTCATATCTGTATTGCTGTGAGTGATAAGAATTGCCCTCTACATTCTCTCGTTCGTGATAAACAATATCATCCCAATATGAACGATAAACTAATAAATTAACTTGCCCTAATCCTCCTAACTTGTTTTCATCTTTCCACTCTCTAATCGTTAGGGTAAAATATTCTTTATTAATGCAATTTATCCTCCCTTGTTCACCATTAACAGTGATAAGTTCACCTCGTTTAAAATCATATTTCTTGCTCATATTATCACCCCTGAGTAACAATTAGATTTGCAAATATGCCCTGTCATTCTTGACATATAGTGTGCTATCTGTGGGGATGAATTCTTCACAATCTTTGTCGTAGATTGTGACGGTTTGTTGTAACTTTTCTTTTGGAAGTTCATGTAATTGTTTTAACAAATCGAGGTAAGTCATAGTGGGTTTGTTTATCTCTTCATAACGTAAACTGTCGTATGCCGTTGTCATTAAGTTCCAGACAATTAGATGGGGATGTAGTGACATAGTGTAAAAAATATCGGCGGCGATCCACAAATAGTGAGAAGATCTTCTCTATCTATGTTATAACGTGGTAGATAGTTATACTCCATTAATTGTTAATGAACCTGCGTAATTGTTCTTGTTAAGTACACATGACTGATGGATATTAAAGAGAATTTCATAATTAACTCCCTCCCATTCTGTCCATTCACATACATAATCTTCGCATGTAAAATCACCAGTTCCATCTACATTTAGTGGGCATGATTTGAAATCATTGTTATCATCTATCCAGAAGATTCGCCCGAATTGTTCACTTTTATACATGGTTAATCCTCCACAATAATGTTAGTTTCAATTTCAAATACCTCTGGTTCAATACCACTTTTCCTGCAATATGCTTCAAGAAAAATGTCAGTAACCTGTTGCAATTCATCTGGTGTGAATATATCGTAGAGGTCGTACTTTGTTTCTTTTGTGTTAATCATTGGCATAAATCCTCAAAACGCTTTTCAACTTCTTTTTCGATTGCTAATAACGTGCCTGACTCATTTGCCCAACAAAGTTCATTTAATTGGTCATCAGTTAGTTTGTTATGTATTCTAAACTCTTCCCAAACTTCATCATGTAAAGTTTCAAGAATTGATTCGTTTTGTAATGTGCTCATGTTATCCTCCAAAGGTAAATTGTGGTAATTCTAATATAATATCTCTTACTCTTTCTCTGTCTAAACTATCACCGTAACCCCAAGTAAAATTATCATTTTGGGTGTGTAATAGTCTATGTTTGTATACATAAAAGGCATCAAATATGTCTGCCTTTGTTAATCCTTTAATAGGATAAAGATCGCTGTTAGGTGAATAGAATGACCACACATAATCAACGAATTCTTGTAAACTATTCATGCGAAGATACCTCCATAGTTATTAACAAGTGTTTTACCATTGTCATAGATAAGGTTCCAATCGTCACCAGTTCTTTCATATCCATTTTCAGATTTGATGAATCTATCTAATAATGAAACGTCAAGATCTTCATCATCAAAATCTATTTTAGCACACCCATATACACCCCACTCGCTTAATTCTTGAACGAATTCTTGCCAGTTAGCACATACACATGCGACATTCTGGAAATTCTCAACTTGCAGAATTCTCTGCATTATCTTTGAAGTTTTGGTCATAAGTCTGATTTGTTTGGTATACTTTATTATAAGGGTTAAAATGATAGTTTAGGGGAAAATGTGGACACTTTGTACACTGTCACGCATATCGTCTATCTGATATAAACTGTGCGGGACGTTTAGTGTTAATTGTGATCGCATAATCGTGATCCTTATATGATACTAACTCGTCAGTATATGCCTGACCTTCGATAACACTTTTTTTCATAGTCTTACCCTTAAATGTTACTACCTTAAGGAAGACTTCATCAATAATCTTATTAGTGAAGATTGATTTTGTTGGGTAGTAATCTATTACCATAGATCCACCGATTGAAGTTAATTGCATAATAAAAAGAAATGAAAGTTTACTGGGAAGGTGTTAAACACCTTGAGACATTAGAAGATCTTTAAGATAATCTTCTGCACAATCTTGTGCATCTAAAATGTTATCGAAAGTGCCTAAATCAATCTGGTCACCTTTAGTGCAACCGTCATAAGTGTAAGACATTGTTCTTACTTTGAAGACATCATTACCATAGTGGTAGATAGCAAGAGAACCGTCTAAATCGTTCTCTCTACGATATACATCAAACATAGAAGTACGAGTGGATTGAGTCCACTCAAATCCGAGATAATCATCACATAGATTGATAGATTGTGAAAATAAAGATTTAGTCATAGTAGTCATAAAATTAAAATTGTGTTGTCCTTGATTATGTTCTTAATATAGCACAGATTTGGGCAAAAATCAAGCGATCTTGTGGCAGTTTGTCTACTGTCCATTAGTGTAGGATCCCATGACGCAAGCACCATATCTGACCTCAGCATATCCATACTCTTCGGATAAATCGAGGCATAAACCCCAACAATCGTCAAGATTAACAAAACTTGAATTCTCGAAGGGTGCGGATGGGCAGTGAACTGAATATCTCATAATAGTTTAAATCAAATTTCTTTATACTATTATGATCTCATAAAATGGGGCAAAAATCAAGCGATCTTGTGCCTGTTTGAAGAGTGACACAAGACCAGTTGACAACATTTAGTGAGTCAAATATCATGGTTAATCATCATCTTCTAGTTGAAATTCTAGTAGGTAATGATCTAAATTGACACCTAAATCTTTTGCTGCTAATAGACAATTAAGGTATGTATATTCATCCTTAAAGTCAACAGTAAATAGGTCAGTTTCGACTGTGTAGTATGTCATTTTAGGTAAGAATCCAATCGGGTTTGTTAATACTTTGTTTGCAAGATTGACAGGTTAATGCACTCCAACTGAAGTGAAATACTCTTGCTTCGTTGTTACATTGTGGGCATACTATTTGTTTCCCACTAACACCTGCACGAGTGTACTTTGTGACGTTAGTCATTAATTTCCTCCCCTAATCTGTTGAAGTTCTTATCAAGAACTGGGACATATAATACACCATCATCTTTTAACATAGTGAGTGTAGTCATAAACCAGTTGTTGTTAGCAATGTGCTGATCTAATGTTAAATTAGTGAAGTAACTTTGACTCCAATTTGAGAAGAATGGAGAGTCACTATATGTTAGTTTAGTCATGGAATCCTGGAATAAATGTTTGCATACATGTGTTATCTTCGTCACTATCTTTCTCTTTCATCAAATCCCTAATTGTTACATTCTCTGCTAATTCATCAAATAAGTTATCAGTGGGATCACCACTATTTTCCATTTCAACAATATGTTCTCTTAGTTCAGTTTGTGTCATTTTACCGTAGTAATCTGATAGAGAATCATATACATATTGCTCTAGATCTTTATAGTCCATTCTATCAAGAACTATCTCTGCATATTGCTCTCTAACTTCATCTAATTGTAGTGAATTTAGGTCAGGTACTTTAACAATAACCTTAGCATCTAACTCACTATTTGTTGCATTTGGGTTTGCTGTTTGTTGATAGTTAGTCATGTTAATTAGGGGAGTAAGGTGAATTTAAGAGTCTGAAATCGTCTTCGATTTCTGAGAAGTATGTCCAGATAATATCCTTCCAATTTGTTGTTTTAATTAGATAGATGTGATCTGCTTTACTTAATCTTCTCTTCTGATACTTGTGATTACGATAACATTTACCGTCTGAAATAAAGAGTTTCATTGTAACTTTGCATCCTGTAATTTGGTGAACAATGTGTCAAGTTCTACAGGATATTCTCCATCATTAAACTCTGAAATTGTTGTGTACAACATATCAAATAGTAGATTTGATTCGTAGTCGGTGATTGTTAATGTAGACATGTAATTAGGGTGAATGAATGATACTTAGAGGGGGAAGATTATCTCATATAGAGATAACCACCTGCCCAACCTGTATTCTGTGAGTTATGTAAATACTCCCTATGTTTGATAATTCTCATATCATATCTAACATGTTTTGCGGGAGATTTCCAACTTGCTGGTTTATAAACTTCACCAGTTTTCTTATCAACAAAGGCATGAACACTGCCATCCCTATATTCATTTCTATCTTGAAATGTATCGTAGTCTTGTTGTATAATTTTGTGATACTTACGTCCAGTAACTATCTTAAACTTCATCAAATTAGCAGTGCCATTGTTAATAGCATCTAACTGAGATTGTGCATACTCTGATAACTCTCCTTCAGTGTATCTTGTAGAGTTATTTGTTATCATTCTAAGGTGATAATCAAAGTAATTCTTTTCAAGAGCATCACATAATCCTTCAGTCCAAAGTAATACATTGTCTTCAAGTTTACCCTGAAGTTCTTCTCTGAATTCAACTGATGTAAGAGTCATAAAATAAAAGTTTTGTTGTTTACTCTATTATAATAAGGCATAATAGAGTCAAATGGGAAAAAAGTAGACAGTAATTGTACTGTCACACTATTGCCAACATGGATCATCTTCTAGTGGTATTGTTTCACTTGCGTGCTCTAATATCTCCACTAACTTATCACAATCATTACCAAAATCAGTTCCTTCAATGTAATCATCACCTTGACAATATCCCTCTATGATATACAATAGAGTGCTAATTTGGTCGCTATCTAACTCAATAGATGCTGAAGTCTTTGGTGTGATGATTAGATTGCTACGCATATTTGTTCCAGATTGCATTAGAAATGTCCTCCGAAGTTGGGGTGAATGAGTTAATGTTACGTTCTACAAAATATGTCCTATGAAATACATCTTCATTAGTGTATTCCCATTGTACTTGTTCATAATTAGGAGCATCAATCCATGCCTCTAATTGTTCTTCTGAATCGAAATTAATCGTTCCAGTGTTATTCTCATGTATGCGTAATACTATCATAAGTTCACAATAGTATCCCAGACTTCGATATAGTTTCTCAACCAATCTTTCTGGTTATCATCTAATTTATTATCACAATCACCGTATAAAATATCATCTGCACTCATAAACTCTAAGTCATAATTAAGGCAGAAATCTTCTAATACTTGTGATAGGAAATCAAGATTGTTCATTAATACTCCTCCTCTGCAATAAATGGATTAAATTGATCTACTTCTACATTATAACCCACAACCTCAGCATTAATATGTTGATCCATTGCATCATCATAATATGATAAATTACTGTTCAAATATGCTTGTATTTCTTCACATAAATGAACAGGATTTGGTTCATCATTGTTTTCACATACTATGCGAAATGAATAGATAAATGTTTTCATTTTGTCCTCCTAGTATTCTTAGGGTTAGTAACACTCTGAGGAGTCAAAAAGTAATACTTAATGACTGGAGTTGGATTAACCAACTGTTGATAAACTTCTTTGGAAAGTGTGGTCATAAACTCCGTTATTTGGTTTACTCTTATATAATAGTCGATTTTAGGGACAATGGGGAAAATAGTAGACACTACTCGTACTGTCACACTAAACATATGCAACTGGTGGAATACCCTCTATAAAGATATATGAAACGACAGATTGCAACCTTTTTGCTATTCTTTGACCGTATTTACCTGATACTGGAACACATATTTGACCATGACTTTTATGGTATAAGTTATACTGACCAGCAGGTATTTTACCCTCTTTCATTGCAACTTTGTCCTTCTCATGTATTCTAATTATTCTACCTATTGTCTGTGCCATTTCAATATTAGGTAGATTTCTTAGCATCACTGAATGAGTCAAACCAGGAACATTTATGCCCTCTGATAGTATACTATAATGGAAGACTATCATCTTCTTAGTATCATCTTTACCCCATTTTGTAAGCAATTTGAAGAACTCTTCTCTACCAACTTTCTTACCATTAATGATAGCACCATGCTTAGATGTGATGTGTAAAATGTTATATTCTCTCTCATGTAACCAGTCTTTAATATCAGTTTGTGAGAGCATATTCCATAGTATTCTTGTTGTTGGAGCACTCACAAGTACCTTTGGATTGTTATCAGTTATGTTGGTAAGTATGTCCTTTAAGTTATCACTATCTACTTCATGTGCGTTTAACTTAGTTCTCTCTCTATCGTTCTCAAATGGTATAACTTTAGGGTATAAGATAGTGCCACTATCTATTAACTCCTGTGCTGTTGTTTGTTCTAATATATTACCCCAAACTTCCGCATTATTCATACCTCTTTCCGCACTAATGTTATTCTTAGAGCGTGCAATACGAGGAGTAGCAGTAAAAAAGAAACGTGATATTTGTAAATCAGCAACTCTTTTTATCTGCTTAAAGAATGATTTACCAGTGCCATTATGTGCTTCATCAAAATATATTCTATCAATATCTACCATACTATCTAATACTCTGTGAAGTGAATGATAGGTAGTAAATATAATCTTATCACTGATAGTTGTGCTATCCCAGTGTGTTAAAAATCTGTGATCTGTGGTGCTAAAATGATGTGTTTCACCACTATGTACGTGTGCAATACTAACATTATTAAGAGCAGATTCAAACTCATCAGATAACTGATTAGCAAGTAATATGCGAGGTGCAACTACAACAAATGTCTTGTGAGGTCTTCCATTAGTTGATAGTATCCTATCGCAATCTGCTATCATAATAAATGTTTTACCACCACCAGTAGGTATTACAATTTGACCATGATTTGCCTGACTCATTGAGTTATAGGCACGCAACTGGTGAGGTCTCAATGTGTCTTTCAAATGGAAATCTCCTTCATAATGTAAATTTAATAAGTGTTGAGGACTTATGTTTGCAGAGGTTCGACTTAAAGAGTTTTCCACAGTGCGATCACCTCGTTCAATACAAGGTCATTTAAGATCCTTCTGAATTGTTTACTCACCCTTGCCTGTCTTACGGATGCCTCAACATTTATAATATAGCAATAAAAAACCCCCTTGTGGGGGTTTAGTGGACAGTTACTTGATTGTCCCTGTTGCTTTAAGGATCTCTTTTGTAAATGCTTCGAGATATAATAGAGGAAGAATTACAAGAGATAATCCATCACGAGGATAATCTTTAAGTGACTTAATAGTAACAACTTCTTGAACTTTAGGTTGTTCCTTAACAGTTTCGGACACGATTGGTCTAGCGACTGTTGTATTTAGTGGAGCAACTTTCTTAGTAGTTGTTGCTTTTCTTGTGCGTCTTTTGCGAGGAGTTGTTGATACTTTCTTCGCTGTAGATGCTGTTGGCATGTAATAATAATGCAAGTTTATAAGTGAGCGAAACATTAAGGGACTGAGGGTAGTCAATTACTGAATCGTCATGTGTCTGCTTCTAAGTCAGACTAGATCCAAACTCAGTGATCCCTTAACTGTTTCGCTCTTCTATTATACACGATCCAAGAGGGTTGTCAGTCCATTATGTACCACTTTGTCAGTTGGCACATGATATTCTCTCACTCTCTGCTCTATTAAATGACCATAATCCTCGTGTAATTCGCACCCTAAGTAATACCTACCTAATGATTTTGCTACCATTGCAGTAGTTCCAGATCCCATAAATGGGTCAATGATAGTATCATTTAGTGCTGAACCTGCTTTAATACATGGGATGATTAATTCAGGTGGGAAAGTAGCAAAATGAGCACCCTTATATGGTTTCTTAGTTATACTCCATACACTACGTTTATTCTTCTTTGGATATGATTTAGTGAGACCAGAATGAGGTTGTAATCCTGTTCCCTCATTATGATATTTGCCGTTAGTTCTATCTCTGGTTCCCCAATCTTTTGCTGGTTCTTTAATAGCATCATTATCATAATAGTAATGCTTATTCTTACTTAAGAGGAACATATATTCATGTGCTTTAGTGCATCTATCTCTTACACTTTCAGGCATTGGATTAGGTTTATGCCATATAATATCTTGCCTTAAGTACCATCCATCTGCTCGTAATGCAAATGCTAACATCCAAGGAATACCGATTAAATCTTTCTCTTTTAGTCCCTCTAATTTGTTAGCACGTTTGTTACTATTAGTAGGTAAATCTTGTCTAGTCTCACTAACACTTTGCTTAGGGTAATTAGCACCCTTACCAGGACGATAGTTGTAATAACTATCACCTATGTTTAACCATAGTGTTCCATCTTCAGTCAATATATTTCTAACTTCTCTGAATACTTTCACCATCTCATTAACATATTCTTCTGGTGATTGTTCTAAACCTATTTGATTATCTTCTCCACCATAATCTCTTAGTCCGTAATATGGTGGACTTGTTACACACATACGAGCACTATTTGGTAGAAATGCTGATAATGTCTTGCGACAATCTCCAAATAATATTGTATCTTTCATTTCTTAAATGCACCTACTTTAACAAGTATGAACATAGTAATTGCTGTCCAGAAAATAATGTACCACATAATAATGATATTATTCAAATACATTATAACATAAAAAAGAGGGTCTGTAAACCCTCTTTTATAGAATTTAGTAATTGGTCACATAAGAATTTCCTTACATACCCTCCTACAACTAGATTGATTGTCTTCACAATCTATTAGGCACTCAAAGTAATCGTCCAGTAATTGATCCTGATATTCAGGGATTTCGTTTACACCATGTTTCCAGTGTGCCAAATGATTGTAAGACATTATGTTATGTGACATATCCAACTCCTAAGTAACTTTGAACCATAATCAAGAGAGTTTTCAGTTCATCTTGTTATCCTTAATTCTACCACTATTTATTATATTATTGTCAGAATATCGACATCATATTAACAAAAATAAATGCCTAGTCGTCTTTGATATATTGATATGTTCTCCACCCAACTCCTATGCAAGTTATAGCAACAAACCACCACCAAAATTCTATTAATAATATAATAATTAAGATACCAAATGGTAATGCTAATATATTAGTAATAGAACTATTTCCTGACCCTATTGTTGATAACCAAGTGCCACCATAATAGGGTTCAGGAACATCATTAACACTGCTATTATTAGATTGTCCTTTATACAATACTCTTAATACTGGAAGTCCATATTGAGATTCAGCAAGCAATCTTGCTTCATCTTCATAATAACAATCGTGAACAAATACGGTCTTATTAATACCAATTTCACGTTGTAATAGGACTTCGTAAGTATTCATTATGCCTCCTGATGTACATCATAACAGTAACCTTCAGCGATCAAATAATCACATAGTTTCTGATACTGTAATAACTCATTGTGTAGGTCACAATCTATTAAGAACTGTGCCATTTCTACTTGACCATCTGAATCAAGAATACCCTCATCATAAGAGTCAAGTAGCATCTTCAATTTGCGTGGAATTGTTGTCATTTAATCTCCGCAAGAACATCATAAATTGCATCATCTTCAGTTCCTATTACTGAAGAAACCCAATCATCTTCTTGTTCTTGACAGTTGTCAAAATCTTGATCGTATTCGACATTAATCTTTTTAAACGTCATAACCAAATCCTCCGTTTTGAATTTGTCGGGTTTGTTCTTGCTCTTCACGCAATTTGCGAAGAGAAGTTTTTAATTTAATGATCTCTTCTTCATTATAAAGAAATGGATCACGTTCACTCGCTTTGAGTGCTTTTTTAATGCCATAGATTTGTGTCTTGGCAGAAAAGAATTTCATAGGAATTTCTCAACAATATTAATATACCCCAGATCAGGATGAAATGGGGATTTAGTGGACAGTTTCTAGATTGACAGTGATTTCTCTAGTTTTTCAAGCACTGCTTTCTTATTAGTCTTAAGGAATGTACCTTCAAACCAGTTGGTATAACCGCCTTTTGCACCTTTATTTTGTCTGTGCTTAAGACCATTTTGTGATGCGATTGATAACCAGTAGGTAAAGAATGGCACTCCTTGATAGAAACCTTCCATTTTTCCTCTGTCTTGAATAACACATTGCTCTTTATAATTAGAGAATGATTTAGTATTTTCCCTATCAATCCATCCAGTAGCATTTAACTTAGCACTTGGATTTGGTGCAGTTGCTATTAATAACTGTTCACCATCTTCATCCTTAAGTCTACCTGTAAGGTTTAAACATAGGTTAGTTACATTATCATCAAAGCAACCGTACTTTCTATGGAATAAGAATAGTGCTGTTAGGAATGTTTGATCGAAATGTGATATAATTCCAGTCTTAGATAATAGTTCATCAACTGCCTTAATTGTATCAGCATAATCTCTAACTGCATGTAAAGTTTGAGTCCTTTTGTATTCAGTTATAGTTACTGAATCATCATCAGGTTCAGACCATAATCCTTTACTACCATATACATCTGGTGCATCAAATTTACAACAATATGATAGAGAAGTAACAAATTGTCCATCCCTAAACTTCTTAGTAAGTAAATCTATACCAAGAGATTTAAGACATCCAGTAACAACTTCTGCTGCTATCTCTGCTGCTGTTGGGTTATCAAATGCCCAGTAAATATTCCTTATATCTGTTAAAGTTTTACCTTTAAATTTAACTGCTAGTACACCTTTAGGAAGTTCATTTGATAAACCTCTTTCCCATACTTTTGCTCTTGTGTTAGCATCAAGTCGCCAAGTATGACCTGCTTCATATACTTCATCTTCCCAATCATCCTTTTCAGTTAATTCTCCAACTGCTACAATATGATGAGTAGGAAATAGTTTTCTTAGGTGATCTATAACACCTTTCTTCTTAAGTCTGTTCTCTGTATCTCTCTGAGTTATCCACTCAGGATATTTTAAAAATGCTTTGGTAATTAATACCGCTATTTCTACATCTGGGATTCCAGGTAAAGTATACCATTGTCCCACCTCTAGTGCTTTCGACATAATATGTCCTCGATAAGTTTGATTTAACTTTTGAAATTGCTTCAGTTTGGTTTAACTTCCACGAATCTCATTGGTAGTATTATATATCATTTTAATATAGAAGTCAACCCTCCATTTATCCTATTTTCAGCAAACTTAACATAATCTTCATCTATTTCATACCCTATGTAACTCCAACCTAAATTATTTGCTGCTAATCCAGTACTACCTGTTCCCATGAAAGGATCAAGAACTACACCACAATCTATGCCTGTTAGTTTAATACAATCCTCTGCTAATTTAACTGGAAAAGTAGCAGGATGTTTACCACGCAATTCTTTACTATTAATAGTCTCATATGGTATGAACCAAGTATTACCTTTGTCCCTTAAATTAGGTTTGTTCTCAATCGTATTATTACCACGAATATTTGCTTCATAATATTCATACTTAACACCAACAGATAGTCTATCTATTTCTACATTACCATCTTTGGTAAAGTGAAACAAATTCTCCCAAGTAGGACACAAATAGCGTTTACTATTGATAGGTTTAAAATGTCCACTCGTCTTGTTATTTACATGAATAGACTTAACCCAAACTATATTATTTTGTAAATTATATGTATTTTTAATTGCAAACATGACCTCTAACCCTATCGTAGGATCTACATTTGAGTATCCCATATTAACAAATAGGTGACCATTATCTTTCAGTACACGTTTACATTCAACAAACACATCTTCTATCCATGAGATATACTTATCTCTTGGTTTTTTATCATTGTATTTGTTATACTTAATGTTTAAATTATAAGGTGGTGATGTAACAACAGCATCAACAGATTGATCTGCTAATTGTTTCATACCATCAATACAATCATCCAAATAAATCATCACGATCTCCGAATGGAATTGATCCGTTTGTATATTGTGTAAGATCAGATCCTTTAACAAATCTAACTCTTACTTCAGGAAATGATACTACATCTGTAAAGATATAAATCATATCCATAGCATGTTCCCATAGTTTCTCTTCATCAACTGATCTACCTGCACCTAACATAACACTAGGACAGAATTTAGCACCATGTCTAGTAAAACATTTAGCATCATACAGTTGACCCTCTACCAAATGATTGATATGGTCATATCCTTTACCATCTACAAATTCAAGACCTTCAAACCAATCTTCTAATTGTAATTCTAAGAATCCTGATGCTCTCCTACCATCTGTGAATAGTTTATAAACTCTCTCTTGAGATAGTGTACCAAATGTAGCATCACACTCGAAAGTATAAGTATGATTCAAGATCACATCTTGCTTAGTTGGTCGCAATTTCATAACTATCTTTGAACTCAATCCTATTATATCAGATCTAAGTCCTTTCCTACTGCACCATGTGACAGATTACGTGCTGGCACGACATCAAAGTTTGCACTAAATGTTACACGTTCAAAATCACTCTTATTAGGTGATACTAAATGAGGATAATGTGCAGGGAATATAATTATATCACCTTGTTGTACTTTAGGTGTTATAGTTGCTGCTGTTGGTATATCAAACATATCATCTAATCCACATGCTTTATATGCTGCATGTTGATTATTATAGAATTTGAAGTTAGTACATCCACCTTCTAATCTATAAAAATATACTGCTGCAAGATTACAATGCTGAACAGAATGACAATGATACTCTTGATAGTGTCCTCTTTGATAACGATTAATCCATGCCTCTTGAGGAACTATTTCTATATCTCTCTTAGGTTTTAATTCTTCTACCAGTTCAGATAGACATGGTTTAATAAATTCTAACCACCTTTCCCAAGGTGCTGTATCATTAGTTGGTAAACTATATGATGTTAATAGTTCACCATTAATGTTATCAGGATTAATAAAGTTCTTTTCTAAGTCCATAAACTCAGAAAAACTACGTTCAATTTCCTGTTGGTTTTCTAAGGTAATTTTACCCTTATAATACCAACGAGGAGAAAACATTTCAACGGTCATGTTTATAAAGATCCTTAAGGTGTAATTTGTCAGTTAGATCGTCTATTTCTGCCATCCTACGTTGATACTCTTCCATAGGAATAACATTGTCTCTAAAGTATTGTTTCTGTAATTGACAGACATACATGATTAGAGCATCTTTTACGATCATTTTTTGATCCTTGTTTAATAGTTGAGAGTAAAGACCAATCATCTCCTCAACGAATGTGTATACTCTAGTATTTTATCACGTATTTCCATCATTTCATGGAAACACTTCTGATTATGAGCACATCCACGCAAAGCGGGATCTGCTTTATGGATTGATTCGATACAAATATCAAGTCCTCGGTTCCATTTCTGGTCTTTGGACTCGTTATCTGCTATTGATCCTTGGTCTTTCATTAGTATGTTGCTGTGTACTCAATTTCTACTCCATCAAATGAAGCGTCATCATACATCTGATCTTCATAATCTAACCCATCATCTTCAAACATCACCGAATTCCTCGGTGTTGGTTGCTCTTTTTTTAGGGTGATTATGTCCTTTGGGTTGATTGTAGTCATAAGATTCCTCCCATTTAGATGTGCGATTTGTTCCTTTTTGACGCTTGTCCCGTAATGATTTTCCTGGAGAATAGTAACCTCGTTCGTTACCACCTCGGCGAAAAGTCTTACCCATTGATACTCTTCAGTATTACTGAACTACATCTGTATATATTAGCATAGGGGACTCATTTCTGTCAACGAATCCCCTATAGATCTTTAGTCTTTATTAAGGTATGACGGATCAATGATAGAATGTGTACTTGTAATAGGATCATACTCCTCATAAGATTCATCATCATCTTCAATAGTCTCCTCATCTACTTTAACGATAGTTAAATCATCAAAATAGTATCCAACTCCTCTAAGGAAGTCTCCTGTTTTTTCTACAACTTCTTGTAGGTATGCAGACTTAAACTCCTTAGTTGTTACCGTAGAGTCTTCATCTGTGCATGTTAGTGTAAAAGATGGCATGATAATTACTGTGACCCATGTAGTCTATCACAATTTTTAGGGATTAGGACGGTTGTGTGCCACCTAGTATATTGTCATACTCCTTCTTCAATTCATCCTCCCAATCACCCTCTGGTAATGATCTATTAATATCATTAATACACCACGACATTGGACCTCTACTTCTAACGTAATGTAAGAAACACTGTGCAAAATTCTCACCACTATACTTACCATTTCTCCAGTGTGGTGCTACACATCCCAGATATATCACTGCATCTCCTTGATCTAATACTACATTAAACTCATTATTATTACGATAGTTTCTTATACCAAACTCCCACTCTTTATCTGATCCTAGATGTACAGTTAATGATACCTCACATGCAGGTCTATCTGTATGAGGATTTAAAAAAGCATTATGTTTATATAATCTCATGTATGAATAAGTTGGAAATAATGATTCTCCAACTATATCTACCATGTTATGTAAGAGATAGAATAATAACTCTTGTGATGCTTTTGGTGACTGATAGTTATAACAAGGTCCATGAAATTCATTGTCTAAGAAATGCAATCTAGTCTGACCAGTATCAACTAACTCACGATACAGACTATTTGCTAAGTCAACATGAACAAAGTTCTTAACTAATAAGAATCCATTATCTAATAACTGTGTGTTCACAACTCAATCGCTAAATTCAAAGGATCTTTTGATGTATCTCTATCTAACTTAGAGAACCAGAAATGATCCATTCCTTTCTGTGTTATTAAATCAAATGCAATAGTATATCTATCAGTATCTTCATATCTTAATGCTTTAACTGCATGAGGTAATGATGATGGTGCAAGTGTTAATCTACCTTTCTTACTACCTATACCTGTCCATCCAACATAAGGTATATCATAATCAGTACCAATAAAATGATCCTGCATATTTAACACACCACTTAGAAATGCGTTCTCGTGCATTGCGTGTTGGTGTCTACCTATATTCATTCTTCGTTTAACTTTTATCTCTGGTTTCTGAGGATATACCCAACCTCTAACCCATATTCTTTCTTCTTTCTCTATGTGTAGAGAATTACAAAATGCTTCATAAGATGTTAGTATCATCTCTTGTAATTCTTTTACAGCAAACCCTTCCCATTGAAATATATTATAATGTTCCCATCTATCATTATCAAATAATCCTTCTTCCTCATGTTTCTTAACTAAACCTAATAACTCATCAATTAAAACATCAGGTAATTCATCAACCCATAAAGATATATCAAATTCAGGTGCAAATGGATTATTACCTTTAGGTTGATTCCATCTATGTAAATGTGGCATGAATACGTTCTCCGTAACGAGGGTTAATTTCGAGGATTCTTTTAGTCAACTCCTGTGAATAAGGGCAACTGTCTTGACATATCCTACAAATACTATCAAGATCTTTAAATGCTTCAGGAACATCTACAAAATTAGAACACTTCTCCCAATCAACAAGATCAAAGTTCATTGTACATCCCATAGGACATTTATATTCGCAAGGTGCATCACACCCAATACAATTACTATAGTGAGGTTCACCATCAATAACAATAGTATCATCAAATTTAGCATCAGTAAAGATTAGATCAATCTTATAATTCATTCCAAATCTTTTATGAAATGCTAATGATGTTTTTGCTAATGTTGCTGCACCTGATCTAATAGCAAACTGTTTTCTATTTAATAGGTAATCATCATACCCAAAATTATAATCATATATTGTATTTAATCGTCTAATGATCTCTGGTAAGAAGTTATTCTTATAGTGGTAATCATATGCAACACGACTAAAAACATTCCATACAATAACAGACTTACAAGTATTATCTAATTGGTAAGTCTGATTTAATGATTCTGGTTTACCTCTATTAAAATGATCTTGTGCTCTTTGTGTAACTAATTCAGGTGGTGGTGTAGTTACTGACAGATCATATATGAAAGGTATATCACCTATTACATTATCAATTACATCTCGAATATATTCGAGTTTCATAATTGAACCCAGTGTTCCTTTCTATCCTCGTAAATGTCCTCATTATATACTATCTCAGTAATAATGTCAAATGCTATTGATACTCTAAAATCATTACCATCATATGTGTCAGTATAATGTTCCAACCAATTAGGAAATAGTGTTACCTTACCTTTATCATTTGAGGATGAATATAACTTTTGATTATATGGATTTACATAATGAGTACTAGTTTCTATATCATCTAATTGTATATGTCCACCAAGATATGTGTATTCACTTGTCCAATGTTGATGTTGTTTTATCTTCTCACCTTTTCTCATAACATTTGCCCAACATTGAACATATATTTTATCTTCCCAATCATATCCAAGAGTTGTTATAAAATTATCATGTGATGATCTTATTACTTCTTTTAAAAAATATGCTTCTTTCCATTTAAGTACATTATAACAATTAGATCTAGAAGTCATACTATTACATCCTAATCCAGTATTCCAATCACTTGTATATGGATTAGTGTTTATAATCTCTTGTTCTTTTGATAATATTATATCCTTAATATTCCTTACATCTACATTATTCTCATAGATGTTAAAATTAAATATAGGTGCAAACCTTGTCTTAGGTTCTTCATTTTCAAAGTTAATAATTTGCATAATTACATTGCCAAGAATTGACTCATTGAGTATCTACCCATACCAGGATTAAAGTCTTTCATAACTATGGGTGTGACTTCATGCCACATAATTGATGGAAATACCACCAGCGAATTATTTAGACAAGGTATTCTAAGTCTATGTTCTAATATTAAATCACCACCAGTATATCCTTTTGGTTCTTCATAGAAGAAAGTAATTGCTGTTATAACACAATCATCTACATGTGATTTATAGTAATCACCATTAGTATAATAATGTAGTTTAGTATTATCTGAATTAGATCTTCTTACATATCTAAACATAGAATGATAACACTCTAATAAATCAGTAGTCTCTTTCTTAAACAACTTACGATTTAGTTTTAATATGTCAGACTCAGATCGATCCTTATATACAACATCTAAGTGCATACCTTTACCAGATTTTAATACTACACCATTTGCTATTGCAGTACCAGGTCCATCTGGATCTGTTGGATCTTTAAATCTATCAATAGATGATAAAAATCTCAACTCATCAAATATTGAACTCAATTCTATATCTGAGTAAAAATTAGGTATTAATATAACTGGTAACCCAGAAGGTGTATCAAAAAATATATTTGACATTATCTATTTCCATAGTATTAGACCATCTAAAGACGTATGCTCTAAAGAACCTCATCTTCTTTGGTCTTAAATCAAATTTAAATTTACCTTCACGATTAACAACTTCAAGACAGTAATGATATAAATTACCTGTCTCTTGACATACACATGATACAAAATCATTGTGTGCCTCTATCTCACAATCAAATATTTCACTAGCATGTTCTAATTCACATGCAATCCCAAACTCATCTTTCAATATATTCTGAATAGATACTGCCATATCTGTCAATGATACCTTTTCAATATCAGTATCAAAGAACTGTTTAAATGTATATAATTCTCTGGGATTAATTAATTGCATTAGAAATAATTAATATTAATATTTGCTCTAAATTGTTGGTCAGTGCAATTAGTACTATTATGAGGATCTTGAGGATTAAAGAATACTATTCTATTTGCTCTTGATTCCACTTTCATACCTTTAATGCTAGTATGTCCATCACATGTATTCAGAGATAATACTGCTGCTTTATGATCGAAATCATAATCAGTATGTGGTGTATGATGAACTAAAGTATCTGTTCTAGGATATAGATTTACCTTTACTCTAATTAATGATCTTGCATTAATAACAAACTTCAATGCTTCAGCAATCCAATACTTATTACTACATGGTCTCTCTTGGTCGTAAAGCATATGGCAGAAGTAAGCATCCTTTTCTTTACCCTCACCAGATATATCTGGTATACAAAACCAAGGAGTTGAATCCTTATCAAAAATATCATCTTGTATTTTCTTAAATAATTCCTTATCTAAGAAGTCATTTACACATTCCATTGTTAAATCTCCAGAAATTCATCATTGAGTGGCATAGATTTATCTTTACCATACCACATTGATATAGTATATCTATCCCGTTTCAAAACATTACTTACCCCATGTCTAAATTCCATTCCATCAAAATATACTGTCCTACCTGATAATGGTTGAACATCTACACCTTCAACTATAGTATGCCCACCAATATAATCATCATTGATATATGTAATTGATGCACCAGTTGTTGTAGGTCTTGCCCTATCGTGATGAAATCCCTTACATGCACCACAAGGATACTTAACTATCTCTACATTCTGCAGTACAGAAAATCTATTGTCATGGTATACTCTCCTCTTAACATCTTTTACTAATTCATATATCTTTTTATAAGTATCACATTCTGTCTTAACTCCAATACCACCTCTATCCATACTAAGAACTCTTGTTTCATCCCAGACATATGTTTTAAGAAGATTATCCTTAAAGAACTGAATAATCTCTTCTTCACATGGTATTACAACTTGTGAGATATAAATCATCTGAATGGATCTCCTAAATTCCAACTAACAAGAGAATACCTTGTTCCTTTAGTAACAGGTAGTACTCTATGATATACAAATGATGGGAATACAACTAATGATCCTTGTGTATTCAATTCTTTAGCAATACATTGATCTTTCCTATTATAATGGAATTCAAGATCACCACCTTCAAACTCATTAGGATCATTTAATAGTAATGTAGATGATAGTTTCCTATACTTACCCTTCATATTTTCATGTTCATCATCACCGTACACATAATGATGTTGGTCTGGATGCCATTCATAAAACTGTCCTTCATTATAAATGGTAAACTGCATATTCTCAGTATAATCCCACTGAAAATTCCAACCTGCTGACTCATTTGCTTGTTGAATGAGTGGTTTAATTAAATTATGAACCCAAGGTTCATCTATCCATGAAATATGTGAATTTCTAACCTTTAAGAGATCATTCATCTCCTCTTCAGTATAGTTGTCTGTTCCCTTAGTATCTGCTCTATTAACTTCACCTTGTCTAATATTAAGATCCTTTCCTATATTAATAATACGATCACATATCTCAGGTTTTATAATACCTTGAAAATACCAATAAGTGTAATTTAAGTTCATTTAACCTCCATTAAACTCTGTGTAATCAAATCCTGGTACCTTATAAGTATACCACCCTGTAGTTATATACTTAACTTGAGTTGGTGATGGTATACCTCTATGTGTATGTGTCCAATCACAGGGCCAAATGACAGTTAATCCTTTTTGTGGTTGTATCTTTAGACCTTGATGATACCATTCAGTTTCACCACCATCAGTTACATCATTTAGATATGTCATAAATGTTAGATGTCTAGTTCCTACTAAATTTTTATAAGTTGATCTTTCAGTATGCCAACCAAAAAATCCTTCATCAGGTTTATACTTTTGTATATTAAAATTGGTATTTAAACCCCAAGAACTGTGATTAGTAGAACTCCAAGGATAACGTTCGGTATAATTATCGCATACTTTTCCTAACCTGTCAAGATATATTTGTATCCTCTCATCCTTAACCCTTGGTATAACTGCTACATCAGTTGAAACTTTATACTCTTCATTAATTCCTTGCCCAACTTGTCCTGGTCCTTGATCTGGACTGTCATTAAAGTACGAGATCAATCCATCACAAACGTTATCTTCAATATACCATCCAGCAATAAAACTATTAGATGGTATTATATGCTCTTTCATGCTAACGTAAAATGTATGAGAATATTTTCATCACCTAATTGTGATGTCATACCATATTTAACATCACTAGGGAATAATATAATTGATCCAGTAAACAGTTTAACCTCTTGAAAATTATCACCTTGGAAAAATTTAATAGAATCATCCATACATGCTTTGACACAAAAAATCCCAGATACAACAGATCTAGGAAAACTTCTAGGAAATGTATAATCTCCTTTCTTACTTATTTCAGTCCAAATATTTTTAAATGTAATATCTTCTTTATATCCAACTTGTCTTGCAAATGCTTGTGAATGGTCAAATATTAATGGTCTTAAACCATCAAGTTCAACCACTTCAAATAAATTCTTTCTAATACCGCATGTAGAATCTACATTCAGAATATCAGTACGAATAGTTCCTACCTTCTCAAGTGCTTGCTTGATATTTCTTTCGTAGTCAGGTAGTTTTTCTAGTAGTAAATTCGGTTCAAAGTAGATTGCTTTCGCAAACCATGATGTAATCATAATACATTAGGGGGTTCATGCTTCCCAAATTTTAGAGGAAGAGTTGTACTTATATACTGCTGGTTTTACAACTTGAGCAGTTTTAGAGACATAAGTTTTTGTCTCATTAGTCCACTCCCACGTGGCAGGAGTCAACTTAGAGTTATCACTATAGTCGGAAGTGTCCGTATAGTCAAGGGGTCCACCATCATTTGTTGTAGTTTGATTTGCCTGTGTTATGGTATCCCAATGACAGGTATCCTCATTCAAGACTTGATTATTAGGATTAATAGGTGGTGCAATAAAAGCATCTCTCATATAATCATACTTACCACCTATACTAGCATAATTTTTTCTGAAACATGCTTTAGTATCCCACACAAGGGATCCATCAACTTCTTTTCTATGCCTACCTTTATAAGCATTATATGATGTTTGTCTCCAATCATATAATGCAGCAGTGTCAGGAAATACTTTCTGAAGGAAAGCAATACCAATGTATTCCTTCTCTACTCCTGCTGCTGTAGATGTATCACTATCAGCAACAGCAACAACATCTACGACTGTGCCAGTTCTTTTCTCGATTTTTGCGAAATGTGCCATAGTTTTTACTGATACTTATACTTAACAATTACGATACCTTTACCGCCATTACCGCCTTTTGGTTCTGGATATTGACGAGGATCTTGGTCAGCAGCACCACCGCCACCTCCTCCAAGTCCATCAGTACCTGCATAACCACTGTCAGTGGCAGACAAAGCACCATTACCGCCACCACCTGCTCCAGCATTAGGGTTGTGAGGACCACCTGGATAATTAGCACCACCGCCACCACCTGCATAAGTTACCGAAGAACCGCTAATTGAGTTTGCAGTTCCATTTCCTCCATTTGCAGGTCTGGAGTTTGGTCGTGTATATCCATCTTCTCCTGCCTGTGATGATCCACCACCACCTCCAGAAGTTCCGTTCTGTGAGTTTGCACCTCTACCACCAGGATACCCTTGACCAGGTACTCCTGTTCCTCTAGGTTGGTTATATCCGTCACCATCAGTTCCAGATCCACCACCAGATCCACCAGGTTGTCCTGGTTTATCCTGTTGACCTCCACCACCACCGCCAGTAGCAGTAACAGTAGATCCAAAAGTACTATTTCCACCAGGTTGTCCAGCAGAGTTACCAGTTCCTCCAGTTCCTCCACCACCAACACTTACAGGGTATGATGTAGCATTAACAGTAAAATTATATCCACCAGCAGCAAGCATACCACCAGCACCACCGCCTCCACCAGATCCAAAGTTGTTGAAGTCACCAGAAGCGAAACCGCCTCCACCTCCTCCACCAGCAACGACTAGGTAATCAACTTTACCATTTGCTTCATCACCTGCACCAGTGACTGCAAATGTTGCAGTATTATTAAAGGTATGGATTTTATAATTTCCACTCGTAGACTCAGTTCCACCTGACGCTTGAATAAATGCCTCAGATGATCCAATAGCAGATTTCCATTGCGTTCCATCCCAAACATCAACTGATCCATCAGTTGAGTTATAAATCATTTGTCCCGCAGTAGGCGATAAAGCATCCCGTTGTGTCTTTGTATAAGACGGGAGATTTAGCGTACTTGTGACATTAAGCGTTCCAGCATTTACTGTAGACATAGTTAGGCATCAAATATGGTCTCTGGTTCTGTTGTATTTATAAGGATTATGGTGTATATGATGAGTCTTCAACAACTAAACATCCTTCTCCACCATCAAATTCTGCAGAATGTGCATAGTCATGTAGTTTTCTATCTGCATAGACATCACTCCAGACTCCGTTGCCACAACAGTAAACATCATGGTCGGGAGCAGATGATCCAGTATTTGCAGCAGCACCTGATTTTTTATAAGCGAAATAGGGCATTTTATTCTACCAATATAAAGTTATTTATTACCATAGATCAATAGGACATTTCATTCCTGGTACTCTCCATTTAAGTTCCATGTAACATCCACATTTCTGACACTTTTTATATATGCTGTCAGGTTTCATAAGAAACTTACAATTCATACAAATTGCCTTCTTGGTTGCAACATCTATAGCAAACTGTGACTCTAAAGAGTCAATTTTTTTCTGCGTAATTTTTTCGAGTTTATTCTCCTGTAACCTATAAACACTCTGACGCATATCTTCAGCAAATGCCTCAGCATTACTTTCCATAATACCTTGGTCTATCATATGATTATAAGCAAGCATTCTGATTTCTTTTGCCACTAAGTCAATAGGTATGCCAGAATATAGCATATCCTCAGATAAATTCGCAAAATCCATTACATTATATTACTGCTACCCAATACCTTAAAAGAGAAGTTCCACCATAATTATCATTTCTAATTCTATCCGTTCCACTACATGCACCACCATTATTATCTTCTATGTGTTCTGTGCATCCAGTACCTTCACACCAACATACAACAGCACCACCACTAGCATCCCAAGATGATGAGTTAAATGTATAACTTATATTAGATGGATAACCAGATGAAGTTGTATTAATAAATGAAGTCTGCCATAGTGTAGCAGATTGTGCTTCAGTTGCCCATTGTCCTAAATCAGTATCTTCATAACAAACCCAGTTGACATCATTCAACCACCCTCTACCAGATACATTTTGATCTATCCACCAACCACTTGTACTATTAGTTCCAAAGGTTGTTGTCTCAATAGAATCTAAGTATCCATATTGATTGTAACTACTATATGAATATGAGTTGTGTCTACTTACCAATGCCCAAGCATTAGTAGCACCTATACTACCACCAGCAAACGAATCAAACTTAACATATACTTGTTGGACTCCTAATGAACCCGTATCAATATAATATATCCCGTCACTAGTTATACCAGCATCTCTAAGAGCTTTAGGAGAAGAAGCAGGGTTAGCAGCAGTTCCTGGTACTGCAGCAGTTCCTCCAGCAGTGCTTACCCAATTATTAGCAGAAGCATCAGCATTTGGTGTGTAAACATACAAACTACCAGCAGTGTTAGTTGATTTAACATAACAAATATCACCCACTGTTCCTTGAGGTAAGTTCTCAGCAGGATGTAATGGTAAATTAATACCTACGGTTGAACTTGCGGTTTCTATAGTTAATTTACCAGATGCCATGTTATACTATAACTCCTATGCTTATATTTATACTCCGAAACGAGTTCTCGTCTTAGTATAATGTTCTAATACTTTTGCATCACTCCACACTTCTTCAAACAAGAAAAGTTGAGCAATATCACCCTCATAGTAAATACTGTTTCTACCACCATTATTACTTGTTGCTTCAGAACCATCTCCTATAAATCCCCAACGTCTTGAACCATTTCCAAAGTATGAGAAACTATAACTATGGGTTCCATCTAAAGCACCATCAAGATAAAATCTTATGTTGTTACTACTACTAGCATTATTAACAGTACAAACACCAAAATGCCAACTACCATCATTTGCAGGTGTGTTACTTACAATATCATAACAACAAGTGCTGTTAGAACTACCAGCAAATTGTAGTTTGCCATGCTGACCAATGTTCCAACCTATAACTTCAGATCTATCCCAGTCATACCATGACCAGTTATCAAAGTCATAACCTCCACCTGAGTTTGGTGATCCATATGAAGTTCTAAACCAACAACCTTGTGTAAATTGATATAACCGACCATTATTATTAGGACCATGTGATCCACTACTACCAAAATTTAAGTCTCTTATCCAACCATACTGGTTAGATCCATTAAAGTTCCAATATCCAATAGATCCATCACCACCACTTACACTTGAAGTATAGGTAGGACTGTTCTGCATTTCACAATCAGCATTACTTAAATTAGGATGACATTTCTTAGTTTTCCATGTACTACCACTTGTCCATTCTGGAGCACCATCCCAAAAACATTGTATATTACTATCTGCTGTATCAAGATCAGTATATGGTGCTGCGGGTTCTTCTTCTCCTCCACCATCACCCTCATCATCTGGAGCAGCAACAGGTCCACCCTTTACTTTCCATTCTGTTCCGTTATACCATTCTAATTGAGATGTATCAGTATTATATCTTATCATACCAGCAGCAGGACTAGTTGGTCTTTGACCAGTAGTTCCTTTTGGTAAACAAAATTGTGCTGACCCAGACTCAACTTCAAGTGTCCCAGTAACATTAATATAAGCATCACTAGGCATCTGAACCCTGAAATCAGTGGTCTCGTGTCCTCTTAGTTCGTTGACGTTAATAGTGCTCATTCTTCAGATAGATTCTTCCATTCAGTTCCATTATAAAATTCTGCTTCAGTAGTAGTTGTATTCCAACGCATGTAACCTGCCTGTGGTGAAGCAGGACGTTGAGCAGTAGTGCCACTAGGTAACTGAAATGCACCAGTTCCTACCATATCTATAGTACCTTCAGATGCTATTCTTAGTGTATACCCAGGTTCAATAGTAATCTGATTAAGATTCGTTGCTGTTCCCTGTAATTTTCCAAGTTTAATCTGACTCATTATACACCTACCCTTGTTCTAGTTTTAGTGTAATGATCTAATACTTGTGCATCAGTCCACTTAACTGATAATAAGAATTGCTGTGCTATGTCACCTTCATAGTAAACATTGTTTCTAGAACCATTTTCTCCACCTGCTTCTGAACCATCTCCAATGAATCCCCAACGTCTAGTTCTTGCCCCAAAGTATGAGAAACTATGACTATGACTACCATCAGGTTGTCCATCAACATAAAATCTTATTTGACCATCAGCAGATGATACAGTGCAAGCACCAAAGTGCCAGTTACCATCATTACATGATGTATTACCAGTTATATCATAATAACCACCAGCATTACTATAACCAGAGAACTGTACCTTTCCAGTTGTTCCAATGTTCCATGATAGAACTTCTGATCTATCCCAGTCTAACCATGACCAGTTTCCAGAGTCCCAACTATTACCACCTGGTGAACCGTAAGTAGTTCTAAACCAAGTTCCCATAGTAAATTCTGACAACTGACCATTGTTATTAGGTCCATGTTGTCCACCTTGACTATAGTTAAGTTCTCTAATGTAACCATAATGACTAGATCCATTAAAGTTCCAATATCCCATAGTTCCATCACCACCAGTAATTGATGAGTTCCAAGTAGGACTATTCTGCATTATGCAGTCAGCATTAGATACATTGGGGTGTGCTTGTGATGATGCCCATGTATTACCAGAAACATTTGCAGGAGCACCATCCCAGAAACATTCTACTCTATTAGTAGGAGCATCAACAGAAACATATGGACCAGATGATCCACCACCAGGATCAGAAGTATCAATATCCGTTACTACTTGCCATCCATTACCAACATAATATTCCATCTTATTACTGTCGGTATTAAAACGTATAGCACCATCTTGTGCTGCTGGTGGTCTAGTTCCTCCACCACCTGCAGGTACGGGAAGATACTGTTGATTGAGTAACTTTACTTCAGCACCCATCTCAAGAGTATCCACTACGTCGGTTCTGAAATTAGGAGACAGACCACGAATAGTGTTTACTTTTAATTCCATTATACTATACTCCAGGAAGCCCCTGACTCTACGGTGACCGTGAAACCTGTGCTCACCGTTATTGGACCTGCCGTCATTCCATTTGCGTATTCATTACCATTATTTGCTGTAGGACCAATTGTAAGATTTTCTCCTATAGTGTTAGGATTTGTCCTAACAACACTATCAGTTCCTATAGCTGGACCTCCACCAGATACAGATGCCCATCCAGCACTTCCAGTGCCATCATCTGCTTTGTATATTTCTGCAGCGTCTAATGTAGTATTAAACCTTAGTGTTCCTATACTAACACTTGTTGGTCTTTGAGCAGTAGTACCTGCAGGTAATCTAAAAACACTGTTAGTGCTTAAAAAACTCAAAGTTGTAATAATTGCTGCTGTTGAAGTGGAGATCTGATTTCCACTAATCCTTGATATTGCCATAGCGTATTAAAAAGACCCTCCCTTATATTTAGATAGGTAACTCAACAATGTGAACAGTGTCTGCTGCTAAAGGAGCATCACCTGATCCAAATGTTACATTAGTACCACTACATGAGTAGTTAGCAGTAGAAGCAGTAACTTGAGCAGTAGTTCCACCAATTTGTGCAACACCATTTAAGAATACTAATACTGAACTTGCGGTATGTGCTACACCACCTGTATAAGTGGTAACAGCGAAGTTAAGAGTTGTTCCATCACCAACGTATCTCCTAGTGACATACTTATCAGCAGAAACACCACCTCGACCAGTAACAACTAAGTCACCGTCAACTCTTACATTACCATTAACTCTTACTCTTTCTCCTGATTGTGCTGCTTCACCTAAACCAATATTACCTGTGCCATCTGTAGCAATATTAATATTACCAGTATCAGTTAAACCAAATTCTTTCCATGCTTGCCCATAATATATCCATCCAAGAGATAAACCTGGTTGCCAATTAATATCATAAACTAAGTCACCATCAGCAGGAGTATCATACCCTGTGATATTAGAGAAGTCAGGTAAACCATTCGCAAGTCTAGGTGCAAGTAATGTCTGCTTAATAACAGTACCATCTTGGTTAAAGTATGAGATCTTCTTAGACTGTAAGTTACTTGTAAAGGTTGTTAAACCTTGGAATGTAACAGGACCAGCAAAGATAGATTCTAACTGGTTGGATGCTCCACCAATTACAGTTAGTTTATCAGTAAGAACAACCTCAGAGAATGTTTCGATAGTTGTGTTTTCTTCACCAATAACATTCAACTGTGCAATATCTTCGTTTGTAACCTGACCTGTAACTGGGTTAATAACCTGGTTACCAATGAATAGGTCACCATTAGAGTTAAGACCAGAGTAGAAAGCAACACCTGCTTCTTCTTTAATAGACTGAGAGAACTTAACCTGATTACTTGATAAAGTCTCAACTTGAGTCTGAGGGAATGCAGTTGAATAGTTACCTGGACCAAAACCGAGATACTCAAACGTATGGTTACCTGATCTTAGAATTGAGTGTCGTCTAAACTCAACAGCAATAGGATTAACCGTTCCATCATTATTTTCTCTTATATTAATCTTTCTTGTCTCTTCATCACCAGCACGAGCAGTAAGTTCTACACTAGATAATCTATTGTTTACAGAGTCATAGTTTGGAGTAGTACCTGGATTTGTCCATCCACTATCACCTAGCAAGAATTTAGTTGCTTCCTTAGTGATAGAAAGTTTTGGATCCAAATTAGGTGTAGGTGTAGCACCATCAGTTGCATTAACCAATCCAATAGTTTCATTATCAGCAACAGATACTGCTTCTGTTGGGTCTGCGATTGGATTATCTCTATCAAATGTAGGATAAACCTCATTAACATTCTGAGAGAACTTCCTATCATTGAAGTTAGAAGTTGAAGGTGCGATAGATGCACAAAGAAGTGTTATGTAATAGATACCATTCTTAACACCTCGCTCCCATACTTGAACTACTTCAATATCATAAACATAGAAACACTTATCTAATGAATATGCTGTAGTATCACTATTCAATGGTTGTAATACATAACCAGAAATAGGATCTCTTGGTAATGGATTAGTCTTATCTTTATCAATTTCTAAGCGAACACGATATGTTCTATCTTGTAAGTCTCTTGGGTCAGGTATTCTCTTAAGGAATGTAGTAGGTGTAAAGTTAACATTCTGATAAGTTGTTGTATTAGTATCAAGAACATTATATATTCCATTGTTAGTTGCACTAACAGATAGATACCAACCACCAACAGTTCCTGCAACACCATTAATAGTATATGTTGAACTATCAAATTGTAATGGTGATCCAGAAGTACCAGCAGCAACACCAGATACACTAGGACCATAAGGTGTAATACTTGCTGATTTAATTTCTGCTTCTGAACCTTGAGATGGAATCAATAGACAGTTAATTTTATCTGCCACAGCACTTGCTCCGACACCATCTTGTCTAGCACCAACTGTATAACCCTGAACTCTAGTTGTAGGTGGAGATGCTTCTACAGTATAACCATATAGATACAATCTAGTTCCAGGAGTTCCACCAACCTGTCCTAACTGTTGGTTAATAGTTCTAGTTCTTTGAATATCAACGTTAACCCAGTTAATAGAAGTCTCTTCACCAAAGATAACATTACCATTAACAGTTGCAGTGTTAGTAGTAGATAAAGTTATAACCCTTGTATTTACATTAATGTTTTGAACTAACGTTCCAGCAGCAATTCCTACTCCTGAAACAACCATTCCTTCAATCACACCATTAACACTACCATCATTAGTAAGTGTAATTGAGTTACCACCACTTACTCCTGTAGCAGTTGTTGAAATAACATTAAGTGCTTTAGGTGGTATAACGTGAGTTAGTGTACCTGCCTTATCTTTAGAGAATGACTTCTTCTTAAATCCAGCAGATCTAAGTGCAATACTACCAAAGTTACTATTACTGTTAGTAATTGACATGTCAGCACCATTAAGTGCTGTAAAGTGTCCTTGGAATCCAACAGCGAACACAGAAACTGCCTGAATAAATGCGTCATTAGATGCTAATATATGTCTATGACCCCATCCCTTTCTATACTCAGCAAATCCATCTAAGTGAGCACCATCTCCATCAGTTGCTACGTCATAGTTACCAGTTGATGCGTTATATCTTACAAATGCTCTATCATCTTTCTGTAGTGATAGTCCAGTAAACTGTGCCACAACCATTGATTTGAAACCAGTTGATTTCGCACCATCAGCGTGCATACCATTCATACCCCATACACTTCTTAGTGATAGGTTGAAAGCATAAGGTGATGCTGAGTCAACAGTATCAATCTCAGTCTTAACTGATATATTAGTTCCACTAGCAGTACCAGAAGGTTCTGCTGACATCTGATATGTGAATGTGCTATTCGTTGCAGATGTAACAGTGAATGAACCATTATAAAGTCCAGCATCAAGTTCGGAAGATGGACCTTGTGAACCAGTAACACCAGAAATATTAATATTAACACCAACAGAGAATCCGTGTGCTCTTGCACCACCCGCCTCATCTACAGTATATGCTGTAGCAGTTTGTCCATTTCTAATAATAGTAGAAACTTTATATTCATCAGATATAGGACCAACGATTCTATTTTCTTCTACCCTTGCCTGAATTTGGTCAGCAGATGGATCACCAGATGTATCAGGAATTGTTGCGAATGCTTTAGATACTTTCTGATAGTATATGTCTAGGTCAGTTCTTGAAAGTATATTAGGAACAGCAGAATAATCTGCATTAGGAACATTACCATCGGATATAAGAGATGATAATGGATTTAAACCATCAGCAAACTCAAAACATGTAAGTCTATGATGAGAGAACTTAGGAGCGAGTGTGTCTGTAGAATCTGGTTTGTAGTATACACCTTCTTCTGCACCATCAAAGAATGAGAATTGCCAGAAGTAAGTACCACCAGTTACCTTGAAGATTGCTGTTCTAGGTGGAACTTGTGCTTCGTTAAGAATACCACCTTGAGTAAAGGTAGTAGGATATGGTATATATTTTGGAATTATTTTAGTTCTTCTAAGGTCTGTACCAACAACAGAGCAACCTCTAGGTACAATAACACCACCTTCGACTGAGTTATATTTGTATAGGACATTATTAGCAGATGTTAAATCTAAGTTAGAGTTAGCATCTATAGGGGGAATATTAGTATAAAGAACTTCACCAGGACGATTATCAATAATATATTCTGCAGGATATAGCATGATGCTGAAGGCATCAAATTCGTCGTTTGCTAATCCAACTCTATATGAGAATCTTGCTACCTCAAGAAATGCTCGTTGCAATGTCTTAAAAGGACGCAATGCTGAGTTTCCCCTGTTATCAATAGCATCAGAAGCATCGAAATCGTCAGGGTTAACATATATGATACGTCCTGTTCTGGACGTAATAATATTCTTGAGTCTAGTTAGTGACATTACCTATTCGCTTTCCTATATGGTTATTTATCTCTGTGCTTTATGATGTAGCACCAAATACTCTAGTTGTAAATGCAGTAGAAGCATCTTCAAATCCAATAAGACTGAAGACATTATTCTGAGTTGCACTTTCTACTATGAGATTCTCACCAGGTCCAATGACGATAGATGTTAATTTAGCAACAGCGTTACTTGCATTAGTTACATCTTTAGCGATGTATTCAGTTCCTGCCAAAGCAGTTTGAGCAGTTGTTACACTACTTACTGTTGCAGTAGTACGAGTTCCAGTGTTTAATTTAGGAACATCTCTAAATGTATCTGTTCCTGCAAAGGCAGCAGATCCAGTTCCTAAAATTACCTTAAGACTTGTTCCTGAATAACTACGAACCCATCCATAAGGTCCAGCAGTTTGAGCAGTTACAGTATAAGTTGCTCCACCAAAAGTAAATCCATCAGTAGAGTTCACCCATGTTCCCTCTTTATCATAGATATACAATTCTGTGTAAGTATATGATGAAGAAGTATTCAATAGACGATTAGCTCCACCATATGCTGAGTTAGCAGCAGTTCCAGTTGTTCCTTCATAGAAGTATAACTGACCTGGTAAACTTGAATTAGCAGTAAAGTCATATTGAACATAAGCACCACCAGATCCAGCAGTTCCACTTGTTGTTCTACCAGTAGTATATTCTGTTCCATCATCAGAGTTACCAGCAGTTCCATCAGGACCCCACTCTCCATTGACAGTTGTAGATAGACTAAAGTCTAAACCTGACATTGATGAATCAGATACATCAAACTTATAAACTCGATCTCCAAATACTGTAATATCTTGACCACCACTACCTGAAATACCATCATTAATGAACAGGTTGAATAATGTACCATTTGTTGATAGAACAAAATCATTACCTGCTGTTCCAACACCACCAGTTGATATTGTTGCAGTAGCACCACCAGTTGATGTTACAGAATCACCATCAGCAAATTCTGATCCTGATCCGTTTAGAGTAGAAGGTCCAACATAAAGAGTTACACCACCCTGTCCAATAAGAGCACCGTAAAGTATAGTTGTTGTAGTATTACCACCAGTTCCTTTTGTAATTGTTTCACCAACAGCAAAAGTTCCTGTAACAGATTCAACTGCTACCTGTCTAATTGCAACTGACTTAACATCAATCTCAGTAGTTGGTGGAACATAAAATGATTCAAAATTAAAACTTTTCTCACCATCTGTTGATGTAAGTTTCGTTCCTGCAAAAAGGTCAGCAGATAATGGTAATGCTGTATTTAATGTAACTCTATAACTTGTGATTAAATCACCTGGATGTAATTTATAAGTCGATGCATCAAGTGTTAAATCTTGATCATAGTCTTTAATTGCAACATCATATGCTGCTCCAGTTCCATCATTTGCGATATTAAGTACCGCACTAGCTGATGAGTTGATCGGCGCAGAATACAGTATCGTATTCGTAGTGGCCGCTGGTTTCGATTGTCCTAAAAGTCCTTGGTCTGCCATTTTGAATAATTAGAATCCTGCGTAAAAGAATTGTTGTAAACGAGTTTGCCCCGTTAGGTTGTTAGCTCCAATACCAGCACCAAAGGTGACATCTTCAAGAGCAACGTTTTGTGTTGATAGTAGTGTAGCATCTGCATCTGGGAACTTAATACTCCTATCAGCAGTTATATTACTAGTATCTATAGTAACTTTAGATTGTTGTCCACCACCTGCTGCAGGTTTTTGGAAACCTGAATTAACTAAAAACTTATTCTCTAAAGTTTGAGTTGCTTTAGCAAGAGTAATTTCGTTACTTTCACTAGCAGTAGTATTTAGGTTATTAGTATCAGGGAAAGTTAATTGTCTATTAGTAGTTGTGTTAAGATTAGATAAATCAAAGTTTAATTTCTTAGTGACATCTGTATCATCAGCAAGAATTAAATTTTTAATTGTTTTGTTTTCTAAAATCTGAGTTGAATCAGTTCCTACGACAGTAACATTGGTATCAGGAAGTGTAATATTTCTATTTGCAGTCAGAGCAGAAGCATCAACTGTTGCCTTAAACGTAGAGTCAGCAGTTGCAGCAAACTTAGGACTAACAAGAGTCTTATTTAAAGTAGTTTGCTCTGCTTTTGTATCAAGTAATGTAGATACAGTTGCAGTTGGTTCAGAAGTTGTAGTTACTGTACCAGCATCAGGTAAGAAATATGATCTCCTAGTGCCAGAAGTGATTGCCCAATTAATCTGAAATATTGCTTCCTCAGTATTATCAGTTATAACAAAATTATCCTCATCAATAAGGATAGTCTTATTAGTTAAAGTTTGTGTAGTATCCGATCCAACAACTGTTGTTCCATTACCAGAAGTAATTGCGGGGAATGTGAAAATTCTTGTAGCCGTTCCAGTTCCTACGTTACTTACTTCAAATCTTGCTTTCGGACCTTGTGCATCTGTCAAAACAAATGCTGAGTCATCAATTTCAAATTGTCCTGTTACTTTAACAGATCCAGATCCTTTTGGTGAGAATACTATATCAGCATTATCTGCCACATCATCAACAGCAGCAATATACAATGATGTACTCGTTGCACTATTGACGATTCTAGACATATAGAATCCACCATCACCAAACGCAATACCTAATTGGTCATATGCTGATTGGTACAATCCACTGTCCCTATCAAGGTCAAAGGAGAGACCAGGGGACGCTTTGGTTCCCTGAGCAACTCCTTTGAATAATTGATTTACTTTTGCTTTTCTATTGGGTATCAATGGATCAGACACAACCACTGGAAGAATCGCTTCTCCCGACAAATTAGCGTCTGATATTGTCTCTAACTGAGATATCTTTTTAGTTCCCACGGAATAATCACACTATTGGCTACTTGTCTATTTATAAGGGAATCAGTCTGATAAACCTACCTTTTGTCTCTGTTGATTTAAAAGTAAATTATACAGATCACTCGCTTTCTCTAAACTATCACTATGGAATTTAATCCAACCTTCAACTTCTGACAATAACTCTTCATATGCTTCATTGGGACTAACGTTTTTATCGTTAATATAATCCCCAAAAATTTCGTACAACCTTTCTCTTCTATCCACTCCTACAGGATCGATAGATGGAACTACTCTCAAATCAGTCATTGGATTTTTCCTCCTTAATGTCATTGTGTAATCGTTCTAGTGCTGCTAGAACTTCAGGAGTTTCCTCCCATTCCCAAGTCGTTTGACGACCTTTTTTGTCTATAGACTCAAATGTCCTTTTCATAGAGTTTCTTAATAAACATCTTGGTTTGTTTTTTGAGTTGACGCAAACGAGCAGACGCTAACTTAGATTTTAAGTTGCGTCCTTGCTTTCTAGGAGTTTCATGGCGTTTAAGACGCATTGGTCTGCCTCGTTCACTAGCATATTATAAGATATTTATGCCGTAGTGTCAACTTTTGCATCTTCAGGAGTGTTCTCCATAAAACCTTTCCTGAAGTCCTCAACAGTCTCCAAGACTTCCTTATCTACAGGAGGTCCAGATTGTAAAACTGGTGATAGTAAAGCAATCGCACCGTTAGGACTTTTAATTCTCCAAACAGTACGATTTCTTTGAGTCATAGCCAAAAGAAAAGGCAGGTTTGAAACTGCCTCCTCTTCTGTTATATCTTGAATATCAGTCATATATTGTCAATGTTTCTTCTGTTAGATTCTCATTGAGAGTAGAAACTACCTCAGCGAATCCTTCTGCTCCCTCATCATCAAACTTAAAGTTCACATCTTGTGTGTAACCCTCTTCGTCTAGCAAGGTAACCTGTCTTTTAGATAGGTTTACGAATACATGCTCAAGAACCTCAGATGGTGCTCCTTTTAATGCGTTAGACATGGTATGCCTCGTTGTTTACTTTCATAGTATAGCAGAGTCCTATGCGGTTGTCAACCGAACTGCGTCTGCCACTGTGACAGTAAATAGATTGTCCGTCACTGGCAGGTTATAGGAAGATCGTGTAGAAGTCAAGGAAATTCTATATCCCTTAACATCTGATGGATTGATCTGAGTATCCCACCCACCAGAAACAATGGTACGGATACCAGTCAGTTTCTTAGGTGTTGCATTTTCTTCAATATTGATTAGTTGTAATAAATGAGGTGTTACCATTTCAATTGAATTATCAGCAGTAAGTGATAGTTCTACCGCACTCATAGTCTGTTGATAAGAAGAATTCTCAAATAAATGTCCTGTTATCTTAGTAGAAATAGATGCCACATTACACTCTGCACCTTGTAATTCAAACTTAGCACCAACAACATTCATATCAGTATCAGATCCAAATTTAATAGTATTCTTCTGTGGTGTAGTAGATCCAGCACCTTCAGCACTAAGGAAGAAACCTCCACCAACTTCTATATGACAGTTACCAGTTATCTTTAAATGATAGTCACCGTCAATAGTCCTAACATAAGAACCATTAACCAATTTACAATCATCACCATGAACTTCTTGAGTTAATGCTCCAGCATAAGAAACATGATCTGCAATTAAACCACCAATATCCCCTTTATTATTAGTATTCTTATCAACATATTCTTTTACTTTTGCTTCAATAACATCAGAACTAATAGCAGCATACTCTTCCTCTGGTATTTGACTTCTTAAATCATCTCTAATCTTCTTCTCATAATAATGAGCATCATTAAAAGCAATTGATGTATGAGTTGTTCCATTTGATTTCTTATGGACTTCACCCTGACGACCAGGTGTTCCAAGATATAATTCATATGAACCATTAATATGGTTCTTAGAAGAAGTAAGATATGGATCTGCCTGATCAAACATAGTACCATACACATCCTTCACTGTAGTAGTAATACCATATAAAGGATACCACCCAACGGACGATGTTGTCGCTGAAGACCTATTACAGTTACTACTTGTAAATTTGGTCAGTAGTTTCATCAACCCAGTAAGATTTGTATTTACTGTTTCAAAGAGATTTGTATTTAATTCATATATCCCACTTCCTTTCTCCCACTCATCAATAATCTTAGTTGCTTCTCCAATACCACTAACAGTTGTCTTAACACTCTTAGCAATATCACCAACACCAGTTATGATCTTCGCTGAATCTTTAACAATATCTGCAACAACAGTATTAACTGTCTTCTTAACTAAAGTTGGTTTATCATCAACACCTGCTAGGAAACTATCCAGATAGGTATTAATCGTTGACATTGGTGCTGCTTTGTACGTAGCAATGTTAGCATCTAAAGCACACAATGAAGTTAATATCTTAGTAACCTCTGGTTGAATAACATTATATGCAGCAAATGGTAATCCCGAAGAGTTCTTCAGAATATTATCAACCTTCAAATTAGTTGCTAGATTTGCTAAGGATTGACGCATAGCAGATATTACTTGAGTGAATATAACATTCAAGTAGTCATCAATCTTTTTAGTTAAATCGGATTTCTTAATATAAGAACCAATAACAATATCTAAGTAAGTATCTTTGTCAATCTTAACTAAATTTGCTGAGGTATTAGCAAGATCTTCTATTAAATATGATAATTTATATTCTAATGTCTTCCAAGGACCACCAACACCATGAGCAGCAGGTATAAGTTTAGTGGGTGTGGAAGGTTTAATAGGATTAGTTGTTCCACCTAATATACCCAATCCAACATTCTTAGGTGATCCACTACCACCAATATTACTTAATTTATTTCCAGGTATTGCAACAGAATTATTATCCGACTGCCTTAATGGTGCAGTAGGATTAATAGTATTTCTTTCTGCGGGATGAACAGCAGAATTATTAATAGAGGTTCCAGGAACTATATCCTGATCTGTAAATGCAAAGGAAGATTGATTTTTGGTAATTTCTGACTTATTAACACGCATGACACCCAATACCATAGGCATCTGTGCCATCTCACCATCTAAAAAGAATCCTAAAACTATTGCTCCAGGTTGTAATTGTCCTGAACTTTCACCTTGACCATTATTTCCTGCTTGAGAAGTATGCTGTAATACTGTTGCCCAAGGCAATCCAGTTGTAGGTAGATCTGAAGTAGTACCACCATCAAAACTGGTATAGTATCCAAGAACACGAACTTTTACACGACCCAATTCCATAGGGTCTTCATTGTCTTCAACTTCTCCTACCCACCAAAAGAAACCGTCCTTCCCTACAAAGGACGTACCGTTCTCATTAACAATTCCATCAACAAGCTTCATTTCCGTCAGGCTTTTTTATTATTTATCCCTGCATAGGACTACCTGTTCTCCACCTTTCTTTTACATAAACTCCACTAATTTTTAACATCCGATGCTTATTAATTAAAATTCTCTTAGCTTCGGTCATTTCATTGGAATAAAAAACAAGTGGTTGCTCTTCTATTCCTGTATCCCCACTCATGATACTCTCCTTGTATAAATGGTATCCGAACGGACTAGTAGTTCGGTAAAGTATTCCATTTTTCTCGGATGAACTGATGAAGGATTTTCTGCTATGGCCTGCTTGATAGCAATCATTTCTACCCATTCCTCATCAGTGAGTTTCTCCAAAACTCTCTCAGGGTGCTTGTAAGTCATTGATTCGATTTGATGCTTCAGACTATTTTATAATAGAATGTCAGGAAAAGCAAGTATTTCTAGCTACTTTTGGTCATATCTAAAGGTTGTCCTTATATTTCCTTAACTTACCCTAATAAAACGGTACAAATAAGGAGACCCCCATACAACGTTGTTGTTGGAGTCAAATCCCTGATCCTTACAATGGAGTTTGTCACCATACAAATGAATTTCTGAAACGATACGGTTTCCTCTTTCTCCCCTGCATCGTTCACTATCCAATTTGCCATGCCAAGAATCACCCTCAAAGAGGAATAACATATCACATTCTTCATTCCTTGTCAAGTCTAAGCGATAGTTCTCCATAATCACCTTATCTTCCAAGACTCTTATCTTATGTCTTTTCTGTCTATAAGGTTTTTCGGGACCATCTACACGATAAAAATTTTTTGATTTATACCATCCATCCTCCTTTTCCCAGATAATCTCTGTCTGAGCAAAGGAGTGAGGGTTTGATTGTGCTTGTTGTCTATTCGACCAATGACCTAACAAATAGTCATCAATCGTCATATACTAAACATTCTGGTTCATCAGGATGCATTTCACAGAATAATTCTAATGCATTAGGATCGTGATGATCTCCAGCTACTATCTCATCATGATGATGAGATTCATAAACTTCTAGTTCATGTAATTCTTCTTTATAATGCCTACGTGCAGCAGGATTAGTTTGGGGATCGTCAAGGATTGCTCTATCCGCTTCGATGTGTTGTTCTATAGTTTTCATGATTTAAAGACTCCTTACGGTACGTCATTACTATTTATCTCTAATAATAGAGTCTTTGAGTAATGTCAGGGTAGTATTAAATGTGGTGTTATCAGCAGCAGTCTGATGAGTTACCTTATGGATAAGGTATTTACCACTATACCTTTTATCTAATTGAACCTTTTGTCCGATTCTAAAAGTTCCAGGTAAAGCAACTTCAACCCCACAACCAGCATATAAATCAAGATTACCTGGTACATTTACTCTAAGTTGAGTATTGCTAAGGGTTTCTATCCTCATATATTGATATGCTTCTAAATCAGCTAATTGCTGATAATTTGGTTGAGCATTGTTACTGAATTTAGGATCAAATGCTTGGTTCGGTAACATTGTATATCGAACTCTTCTAGGTTTCAACACTTGTTCTTGAACGCTAACATCCATTTGTGTAATAGGATCAACAGTCATCTTACCATTAAGGTGTGACATCTTAGACCATACATCTTCAATATTATACTTAGTATCATCAGTTGTTGTATCTTTACTTAATCCCATCTTAGAAGATGAAATATTAACTGGGTCAAATCCAACAGTATATCCAGACCATGCACCATGCCTCATACTTCTTAAAACATTCTTTTCTTCAGGAAAAGCAACACCACGGAAAGTATAAGGATCCATCACTTCATCATCCATTCCTTTAGGACTATATGAATATGTGTATAATCTAGGTACACCTGTGATAAAATTAGTTTTTTCACTTCTTGGTTGATTATTAATATCATCAATCAATCTATCAATAGATTTAAAATGATAACCTAAAGCATTCTCATAAAAAGTAAATCCATTTTGTAATCCACCAGATAACTTTGACTTCCTTATACTACGTTTGGCAATCCAGTATATTGTATCCAATGGTCTCCAATTAACTGCAACAAATGAATGCTTATTAACTGTTTCTTCTAGATAAACATTCTTATTTGTATTAAGGAACCTATCACTTCTGATTAAAGTATCAACCATAGATTCTGCTGTTCTAGTTTTCTTGAATAAAACATCAGAATTACCAAAAACAGATAGACCTTCATTCCTCACAAACTCATCACTAACACAGTCAACTATAAAGAAATCTGTAGTTTGTGCTGCTCTAGTACGAGAATGAACTCTACAAACTCTAAATTTATAAACTCTATTTAAAGTAGAAGTTGATGCTTGTAATCTAATTTCTTCTGCACCACTTAATACAGCAATTAAACCAGCATTATCTTCAAACATGAAGGATGCTTCCATTGTTGCTAATGCAAAATCTTCCCGTATTTCCCATCCTGAACAAAAGGTCTTAAAGTTAAATGCACCTTCAGCATTTTCTATCCTTTTACCATCTCTATGAATAGTAATACGATATTCTATTT